CCACCACTACTACAATCACAACTGGCACTACAAAAACAACTAGCACCACAACTACACCGCCGCCGTCAACATGCAATTGGGATGGTGGTGGATTTTTTAACCGATCTGGTATATGCGCGGGAGCTTCTGATGCCGTACAGTGGGTAGAAGTATCTCCCGGCACATGGTCATATACCATGAGTTTAACTTGCGGTGGCAACAGTGTTACTGGTACAATATCCTGTAACCCGTCAGTGGTTTTAACAGAATTTAACCCAACCTCATGTGCTAGCAAGTGGTCTGGAAGTATAAGCTCTACCTGTGGAACGTTTTCACTTGGTGTTAACGATGGTAACTGTTCTAATGATTATCCGCCGCTATGGCCAATTACTGCCAATTTAACTGGATGTCCAGATAATTGTTGCTGTACAACTGACGCAAATTGCCAGATTTGGTATGTGGAAGCTGAGGGCGGCGGAATTCCAGAGGACGGACATACTCGCGGCGGGCCATTTTGGTCCCTTGCGGATGCGCAGGCAGACCTAGCGGCAAAAAAGGCCAATCCCGTGTCCGATCCATGTACATGCGGAACCGTAACCGGGCCGAGCGGATACTGCTGCGACGGCCAATGCAAAGAAGAGCCATGCCCCCTGCCATGATTACCATCAACAAACACAATTTTGTATATCAAAAAGTTTAAATACCCCCTATTTTTTAAGATAGGTGTATATACTATCGTACCCACCACCTTTAGAGACTTATTATGCAGTGGCAAAATCATACTAGATTAATAGTCAGACAATTAATTAATGACTTAGACGGCATACAGTACTCTGATGATCGCATAGATACAGCTATAGTTGTATCGGCACAGCTAGTTTCCCTAGAAATGGATTTTCAAAATCAATATATTATGGATATTGAAAATAAAACTATATCCCCCGATCCTATTTCCGACAACCCCTTTATTAATCTTATTACAGTCAAATCTGCGTGTATTATCATAGGTGGAGAGATTAAAGCCCAATCTGCTAACGCTGTTGCGATTAAAGATGGGGTTTCTAGTATAGATATGCGCGGAGTAACTGCCGTTTTACTTGAACTATATAAAGACTTATGTAATAGGTTTGACGCTCTAGTAAATAATTATGGATATTCTGGCAGTACCGGCCAATCTATTCTTGGCCCATACAGTCCCGGCAGCGAATACATAACCCGTACAAACAATGATTATAATTTCAGAGGAAACTATTTTAGATATTAATGGAGGAGACTAATGGCTATTTTACCAACTGGTACAATTATCGGTAATATTAATTCTGAGCTAGCTGACAACAATGCTGGCTTAATCTCTGCATATGATATACGCCATAATCTGGTGGATATTGTAGAGTCTATAAATCAAATTGTTGCTAGTGGTAATTTTAACACAGGTACTCCTTTTACTGGAGAAAATGTAAGAGCTAAAATTATCAATAATCAATACGGTTTCTTTATAGCAGAATCTGGAATATTATTTCCTAATGCTACTTCTGTTAATGACGGCAAACAACTTGAACCATATCCCGGCCCAGCTAGTATTTCACATAATTCTTTAAAGGATTTAACCGTTGGTGATCCACATATTCAGTATATAAATAGAAATGGCACAAGAGTGATGCAAGGCAACTTTGGCCTTGGAACAAACTGGATCAATGCTAGCGGTAGTTCAACTATAGGTATGAGCGATAGAGGATTACAATTCCAATACGTATCATCCAGCGGTGAAAACATTAATGTTGGTTCAAGAACAAAATTTGTATTTAAGTCAAACGATACCACTATAGAGGATGGTAGAGGAGTTGCTAGGGCGTGGATCAATTTCTGCGCTAGTGGCGGCTTGATTCAAGTTAGAGAAGGCTACAATATTCAGCAAATCGAAAGACTCTATACGGGCGGTCAACCAAATGTTGGTAAGTTCCTTATCACTTTTTCGTCTGGAGTTTTAGCAAATAATAATTATATTGCTCTTGGACAAAGTAATTCTAGAAGTGACAATGACGAAGGTGCAGATTTTGATGTAAATACAGTAGGTCTTGTTTCCAGAACCGGAGATGACGCTTCTTCATTACGTCAATTAACCTTTTATGTTGTTAATGACGCTGGAGAATACGTGGATGCTGCCGTAAACGATCTAGTTATTTTTGGCAGAAATAAGGGTTCAACAAGCGGCGTACAACCAAGAATCATACAATAACGAAAGTTATTAAATGTTAAATTCTCATCAAATCTCTATCTTTGATAGAGTAAAAGAGTTGAGCTATACATTAGGAACAGGCAATTTATTGCTTAATGGTCCTGTTCCCGGTTTTAGTTCTTTTGGTACACGGTATCAGAATAATCAAAATTTATTCTACGCGATTACAGACGGTGCTAGGTACGAAATAGGTTCTGGAGTATATCTCAATAATCAGATTATAAGATTTCCATTTATTAGTACCAATAATAACAATGTCATAAATTTTCCAGAAGGAATAAAAGAAGTATACGCAACTTATCCAGCAACAAATTGTGTTTTTACTGCTTCTGGTATACAGGGATATGGATCGCCCCGCTCTAGCGGAATAGCTTACTGGTCTAATGCAAATACTTTAAATTATGATAGTAGTTTTGTATGGGACGAAACAAACAACAGGCTAGGTGTTAATAAGAATACGCCCCTTTATTCTATAGATATTGGTGGCGAGTCCAATAACTCTCTAATTCGCTCATCTGGTTTAATTGTTGGATCATCTGGAGTTTATTTTCCTCCGCAAAACAATGGCGATAGCAGTTATATTGGCGGTAGGCAGTTAGCTCATTATGAAGTAAATAGACTAGATGATTATGCCTTTAATAATGAATTGATAGATCAACTAACTGGTAGCAGTCACTTGTTAGAACTTAGTGGCGTAGTAAATCAGTTCATTCTACTAAAAAGACAAAACGCTGGAACTATTTTAGCTGGACCTCCCAGTGGTTGTGCAGCGCCATGCTCTCCAGCGTATCCTAGTTTTAGAACATTGACAGTAGAAGATATACCAAATTTAAATTCACTATATCTTACTGAGCAAGAGTGGGTTTCGTATTCTGGTATTTTAAATAATCGCGTAACATCAGTTTCTGGTCTTATAACTTCCACTTCTGGTATTTTTCGCAATGATTTATCAGTAGTGTCTGGTATGTTAGTTTCGGCTTCTGGTTCATTAAGAAATGATTTGATAACAGCGTCGGGAGCTTTACGCAGTAACGATACTGCTATTTCTGGATATTTCCAGTCTAAAACACAAAACATCACTGAATATTCTGCTGTTGCAATGGGTATAACTGGATACGTGGGTATTAATTATACCCCGCGTAGCGACTCATCTTTGTCCGTTAAAAAAACTGGAAACAATGCATCCAACGTTTTTGGAAGTATCATAGATTGCGATAATGTTATATCAACCAGTGGCGATTACGGTAATATTGGGCAATATATTATTGCAAGATCAAGTATCGCAAGCGGAGTTTATAACTCTGGTAGTTTTATTGGCTCAACAATGATTTGTCAACGAAACTTGACCAGCCCTAATGACGCTGGAAGATTGGCAAGTTTGTATGCTGCAAGTGTTACATATGGTCATAATAATGCATTTGCACAAAATCCAGTAACTGATAGTGCTATAGGATTAAATATATCTTGTTATGCTCTAAGTGGTACTATAAGCAATGCTTATGACTTAGTACTATCGGCTAGTGGCACCAACACCAATAATCATTGGGGCATATATCAAATTAGTCCAAATGATAATTATTTAGCTGGAAATTTAGGACTTAATATAAGTCAGCCAACTGCTAGACTAGATATAAATAGTGACAAGATGAGATTAAGAACAAGTAAAACTCCAGCAAGCGGAACTGCCCCCGGTAATGTTGGAGATATATGTTGGGACAGTGATTACATTTACGTTTGCGTATCAACAAATAACTGGAAAAGATCATCACTAACTGGATGGTAGAATGACAATAAATATCCCACAAAGCGTGTTTGATAAGTATAACGAAGGTATCGATACTACTATCGAATCGTTTGGTGTAATTTGTCAATTAGTTTCTTTGAATAAAATCGAAGTTATAGAACCCGCTCCCGCAAATAATAACATTCCAGAAAAAAACTCTATCAATGCTCATAGGGTTCGCGGTGGAGATTATGAGAGGCAGAATAAGATAATAAAAGAGGTTGAGGTCTTAACTCCAATCAAACTTAAAGTATATTATAATCCTAAAAGTTGGATAAATGTGGCTGGAAATATTCAAGTTCCAGATGGAACTATTCAAACCGTAGGATATCTTTCAGATTTAGATATTATTCTACAAGCTAAAGCGTTGATAGCTCACACTGCAATTAATAATATCAAAGAATTGAGATACCAAAGATTGGGCGAACCTTCTACCTTTGGTTTTAAACAGGACAGATATTTTGCTTGTTTATGGAGTAGAGTATGAGTATCTCTGTTAGACTTATTGATTCCCCCGCTCAGATAGAAAAAAATATAAACATAGCAATAGCGGCACATATAAATGGAATTATAACTAGAGATCAAAATAAAATTTTGAATCAAGTTAAAGGACTAATTCCATCATGGATTGATTCACAGCCAGAAATAGTATCATTAAGATCAAACGATCCAATGTCTTTGGTTGGTCAATTTGGTATACAGGGAGATTCTAACGCTATTGTAAATTCTATAGTGAGTTCGGCAGCAGACGCCACGACTATAAAGTTTATCAAATATTCTGCTAATCTTAAAGGTGGATTAGAACTACAATTTCAGCCAGCCACCTTTGGAAATCTCTTAAGTTTATCTAGTGGTCATACTATTTTCCAAGGCGGTGATTTGCACTGGCTTGATTGGTTATTATTAAGGGGCGATAATATTATTGTAACAAATTATCAATACAATCCAGCTACTGGTCTTGGTCGATCCGGTTTAGGAAATATGATCGATGGTGGAGCATTCCGAGTTCCTCCACAGTTTGCTGGCACTAAAGACGATAATTTTATCACTAGAGCTTTTACTAATCCAATTGTAGAATCTCAATTATCAGACTTATTATCGAAAGTATTCTCATAATGTCAGATTATCTTAATCTAAAAGGTTTCAATAATGTTTTTGATACAACTCTAAATAATGAGTTGCAAGACAATATTGTAGAATTTCTAGATTGGGCATTGTTACAAAAAGGTAATTATCAAAATGTGTCATTGGGTGAATTGTCTCCCAATAATCAAGACTATAGCCTACTAAGGATGTCAACCTCTACATCTTATCCTTCTGGTACTATTTGGGAGGGTTTTAGGCAAAACTGGGTTTGGCAGAGCGGTGTTAGTTATAATCCTGCGCCGATTGTCGGAAATAATTCGGCTAAACCGGGTATTTCTGGAGTTTATGTTAATAATCAATTTTATTCCTCCAATACTACCGGAACATATTCGCATAAAGTAGATTATTTTAATGGTCGTATCGTATTTAATAGTGGAATACCTAGTGGCTCTAAAGTTCAAGCAGAATATAGTTACAAATATATTAATGTTATTTATGCTAATAGTTTACCTTGGATTAGAGAAATACAATATAGAACTATGGACTTGCCCTCTAGTTTTAATAATAAGACCAACGGAGATTTTAACATACCTCCAGAATATAGGGTGCAATTACCAGCAATAGCCGTAGAGGTTGTTCCTAGAAGAAAATTAACAGGCTATCAGCTTGGTGGTGGTCAATACGTCGAAACCGACATATTATTCCACTGTTTAGCTGAAGATGAATTTACTAGAAATAAATTGGTTGATATTGTATCTTTGCAGAACGAGAAAACGATCAAAATGTTTAATAGCAATATGATAGGTAATAGCGGAGCATTTCCGTTAGACTATATGGGAGTTCCGGTTTCTGGAGCATTAAGATACCCAGATTTAATCGAAAATTACTACCGTGGAAGCGTTAGGTTTAAAAATTCTACAGTACAAGGTATGGACCTAATAAATAGTAATTTTTATGCTGGTATAGTCAGAATGACCGCAGAAACGATTGAGACTACATTATAATTTTCGTGTATATCTAATTAGAGTTTCCCTCAACTTCATAGGAGAGCGATATAATGCCAAATAATAGAATTTTCTACGCCTGCCAAGCCGTAGCTCTAAGCCAATTTGGTACAGATACTTTCAAAGAAATCCACGGCGTTCAAAGCGTTGGCGTAAACACAACATTCAATCTAGAACAAGCATTCGAACTTGGTCAAATCTCTATTTATGAAAATATAGAAGGTTTACCGGACATTGAAGTAACCATCGAAAAAGTTCTCGACGGTTATCCATTAGTTTATAGGCTAGCAACTTCGGGTGCTTCTGGTAATACCTTAGTAAATAGAACAAAGCAGAGATGTAATGCTGTTTTAGCAATTTATCCCGACGATAGGGATGCTGTTAGCGGCGTACCCGATATTCAAGTATACATGTCAGGTATGTATATCAACTCAGTCAGTTATACATTACCAGTTGATGGAAACTGCACAGAATCTGTAACACTTGTTGGTAATCATAAAGTTTGGGATGCTACAAACAAGTTTACATCCACCAATGCTTCTGGCTTCAAATTTGGCGGCGACTCACCAAAGAATAGTCAGACTGGCACTTTTGCTGGTGGTATCCAGCGTAGAGAAAATGTTCTTATGGCATCTTCAATTCTACCACAGAGTATTTACGGTGTTACGCAGGCTGCAACTTCTGGAAACAATTATGCCAATAATGCTCCATTAGCACATATTCAGAACATTAGTATCAGTACAGATGCTGGTCGTGAAGATATTTTGGAACTAGGTCGTAAAGCTCCTTATTATCGCGCTCCAAATTTTCCAATCGAAGTAACATGCGAAATTGAAGTTATCGCTATATCTGGAGACTTCGTTTCGGCTTATGAAGAAGGTAAAACTTCATACATTGGAACAAAGGACGAGGGAAACAATACAGCTGAAGAAACTATCAAGATCATGCTACAAGATGGTACAACTTTCGATCTAGGAGCAAAGAATAGACTATCATCTGTTACATATGGCGGTGCTGATGCTGGCGGTGGAAACGCCTCCATGACATATAGTTACTCAACATATAATGACTTAACAGTAATTGGCCCACGCAACAACGCTGGAGAGTAATAATCTCTCAAACGCCATACAATTAGTTAATTAGGATTTTAAAGGAAACAAAATAGAAGACTCCTGCCATGAGGTTTTTATGAAACAGCATGAGCGGGAGTTTTTTATTGCTATGATAAGAACAGGAAATACATTTATAAAAACAGACGATTGCTCTTTAGTTGTTAAGCCTCTTACAATTGATCAAGCTTACGAAGCCTCAGATGTTTATCAGCAAGCTTATCAACAGGCTTACATTGACGGCATGATGAGCGAAGAGGAAATGAATCAATGGATGATAGAAAATAATTTATGGACAGATGAGGACGAAGAAAAATCAGAGGGATTCAAGAAGGATTTAGAAAGACTCAAAATTGAGATATACAACGCTAGAAATAATGAAACTCTAAAAGAACGTATTAGATTGTACTTAAGGGCGGGCGAATCTCAGTTTGGTCATCACTTATCTAAGAAACATGTTTATCATCAAAATACAGCAGAGGGTTATGCTACAACAGAAAAAGTAGCTTGGTCTATTAAAAACTCAACATTTGTTAATAATGAGCTATATGATTTTTCAGACCACACCTTGGCTTATATTGTTGAGGAATGGCAATCATCATTTCTGCACGATTCCCATATTAGAGAACTTGCTAGAAATGAACCTTGGAAATCGTTATGGGTAGTTAGGGATAATACAAAAATAAGGTTATTCAATAACTCTGAAAATTCAGAATTAACGTATAATCAGAAAAATCTTATCATTTGGTCACAAATGTATGACAATATTCAAGAGTCACTAGACTGCCCAAACAAAGATGTTATAGATGATGACGATATGCTAGATGGTTGGTTTATCATACAGTCTAAGAAGCGAGAGCAAGAAAAAGCAGAACAAGATATTAACGAAGCAAGTAAAAATAGTAAAATTAAAAATGCATCAGAAGTATTCGTAATGGCTAATACTAAAAAGGATGCCGATAGAATAAATAGTGTTAATACAATGCATTCTCAAGTTATTAAAAAGCAAAGAGATACAATGCTAAAGCAAAAAGGCACCGTCAATGATCACGATTTTGTTGATCAAAGACAAAAAATCCAAATGGAACAAACAAATATGCTCAGAGGGAATATTAAAGGAGGACGATAATGGACGATATCAAACAACAAGTTTCAGAATATAAAAAGCTTAGAGAAACAAAGTACAAGGCAGATTCAAAAGAAAGACTGTCCAAAATTCTTAAAAAGAAAATTCAAACTACTATGATTGGCGCACTTAGCACAATCGAAGAAAATTTTGGATTTTTATGGAATAGCCCAGATGGTAAGTTGACCAAAGAACAAGAGGCTATGAAGAATCTATATAATAAAATTCGTTCAGATATATTAGATAAAGGAAATAACCAAGCAAGAAATATTGATGCCGAGTTGGCTCAGTATGATATTGAGTGGTTAAGATATTCGATTAAGATGCCCGTTATTCAACAACCAAAGAACTAAGGAGGAAACACATGTCACAGGACAAGGAAAAGAAAATTGATGTTAGCGTAAAAAGAGGTGATACCGAAGAAATCGTTAAAATCTTGGTTCGTCGCCCCAATAATGCTGTTATGTCTCAGGCACAAAGAGTCGGAGCAAAAGCTTGGACAGATTGCGTCAGAGATGGAATTATGACGAAGAAAGAACTAGAAAAGTTCATGAAAGAGCAAGATATTTGGAACGATGGCAAAGACGAAGAGCAAAAGAAGATAGTTAAGGAAATTAGCGATCTAGAAAAGCAGCTTTTCGTTAGCGGCACCCACAAGGATGGCAAACTTAGAGCCTCAGAGGGCAAGGATATTGCTATCCAGATGAGAGTAAAGAGGGCAGAATTACGAGACTTCATTGCTGAAAGAATGAGCCTAGAACAGAACACCGCCGAGGCTATTTCAGATAATGCTAGATTCGACTTTTTAGTATCAAATTCCACATTTTATGAAAATGGTCAGAAAGTGTATAAAGACTTGGATGACTATAAGGAAAATTCTGATGGAGAAATAGGTTTTGCGGCTGCTACAGCTTTGGCTTCGATGCTATACGCTGTAGATAAGGACTTCGAATCTAAACTCCCAGAAAATAAATTTCTTAAAATGTTCAAGCTTGTCGATGACAATCTTAGTCTTGTCAACGATAAGGGTGAAACAGTTGACCTAGATGGCAGAAGAATAGATAAAAGTGGTTATTATATCAATGAAACTGGTCATCGTGTAGACAGAGATGGTAATCCACTAGACGAGTTTGGAAATTACGTACCAACCGTGGAATATGTTAATGATATAAAGGAAGAAGTAAAGTCCGAAGATCAACCAAAAAAAAGAACCAAACACACGGCTAGTTAAGGGATAGTGTGCAGTTTTTAGTGAAAGGGAATTATGTCCAGATTCGTACTAACTGCACAATTACAATTACAAGCACCTAACAATGTAGCACAAGTAGTTCGCCAGATACAAAACCAGTTAAATGGCGTAACTGTTAATCTACAGGTTCAAGGTGCTGCACAAGCACAACGACAGATACAGCAAGTAACTCAGAACGTCAATCAAGCCACAACAGCGGCTGAAAGGATGGGACGAGCATTTGCTGTATCAGTTCGTCGTTTTGCCGCATTCTCTATTGCCACAAGAGCGGTAGGTTTATTTACTAGCACTCTTGGAGATGCTGTACAAACCGCTATTAACTTTGAAAGACAATTAATCAAAGTTTCTCAAGTTACAGGTAAGAGTGTTAGTCAACTTAGAGGACTAACTGATGAGATCACCAGATTATCTACGGGTCTTGGTGTTTCATCAGACTCATTATTGGAAGTATCTACAGTCTTAGCACAGGCTGGTCTTTCTGCTAATGATACTAAAATTGCTTTAAATGCTTTAGCAAAAGCTGCTCTTGCTCCTAACTTTGATAGCATCACAGAAACAGCGGAAGGTGCTATTGCTATTTTAGCACAATTCCAAGAAGGCGTTGGAGCATTAGAAAGACAACTTGGTTCTATTAATGCCGTTGCCGGTGCGTTCGCAGTAGAAGCTGGTGACTTAATTGACGTTGTTCGTAGAACCGGCGGTGTGTTTAAATCTTCTGGTGGTAGTCTAAACGAGCTACTTGCGTTATTTACATCAGTAAGAGCCACAACGCGAGAAAGTGCTGAAAGTATTGGTACTGGTTTGCGTACCATTTTTACTCGTATTCAGCGACCCAAAACCATTGAATTCTTAAAACAATTTGGCGTTGAGCTTGTTGATCTTGAAGGTAAGTTCGTTGGTCCATTTGAAGCAGTTAAAAGACTTAGTGAAGGTTTAGCTGGTCTTGGTGAACGAGATATTACTTTTATCAAAATTGCAGAAGAACTTGGTGGATTCCGTCAGATCGGTAAAGTATTACCACTATTACAACAATTCTCTACTGCTCAAGCCGCACTGAATGTTGCTACCAAAGCTAGCAACTCTTTAAGTTCAGATGCAGCATCTGCACAAGCCGCATTAGCTATCAGAATAATCAAAGTCAAAGAAGAGTTTTTGGCCTTGGTTCGTAGCATAACAGAAACATCTACATTCCAAGGATTTGCTAATACTGCACTATCACTAGCATCTGCTCTTATTAAACTAGCAGAGTCTATCAAGCCGCTTATTCCATTATTGGGAGCTATGGCTGCTATTAAATTAACTAAGGGTATTGGTGGATTCTTAGGAGGTGTTAGTGGGGGATTATCTTCTGGAAGAACCTTTAACAAGGGTGGCAAAGTTCATAAGTTTGCTAGAGGTGGAATGGTTCCCGGTTCTGGAAATAGAGACACTGTTCCAGCAATGCTACAGCCGGGAGAATTTGTAATACGAAAGAGCAGTGTGAATAGGTTAGGTGCAGGAAACCTTGCTGCTATGAATGAGAATAAATATGCAGCGGGCGGTTTGGTAAATATAAATAGGGCCGCTTATGGCTCAACTGTTCCAGCATCAATATATAAAAGAGCTAAAGGACAATTTTCTGAATCTGCATGGAGGAAAATGTCTCAAGATGAAAGAGATCAAGCTGCTGCCAGTTTAGCCAATAAAATGTCACAGCGACAAAAAACTAGTAAAAAAGATGCAGATAAATTAGCTAAAGATCGCAAAAAAACTTTGGATAAATATCCCGGTGGAGCATTTACAACTAGACCAAAAAGTATCGGTGGTTTTTTTCTTACTCCAGAGATGGGTACAGACGGAAAGTATTCCTTGCCAACAGATAGGGTATTTGAATTAAATGGACAAAAAGCTGCTATCCTACAGGGATCAACCATAGAAAACTATGTTCCATTTCGTGGAGATTTAGCTAAAAATTCAGCAATAAATAATATTGTAGATTCTAATGCCCAAAAGGGTATTTCAGATGCTGTGACTAATGCTTCTAATCAAATTGGTAATTTGCTAAATACATCACAAATTGCGATTAATAAAAATAGAATTCAGAAAGCTGCCGCTAAGTCTTCATCTGATAAACAAGTATATTCTACTCTTGGTGGATATATGTATGAGGGAATTATTCAAGGTTTAACTGGATCAAAATTAAGTGGTGGTCAAATTGATTTTGATTTTAATAGTTTAACTGGCAATAATAAAAAATCTCTCTCTTCATTCTTTGGTAGAAATGAATCAGAATTTGCTGGGTTAATCAAAGCTGACGCCAAGAGAGCTTTGAATTCCAAGATGAATAGCTCTATATTTGATAAAGTCGCTAATAGTATTACCAAGGGTGATATGAGAGGCGTTAAAAAACTAGGTGAGCTTCGACAAACCAAAAAATATTTTGGTGGCTTAATTCAAAAATTTGCTGCTGGTGGTATGGCTCAAGCCCCACTAATTGATGATATTATCAATGCTAGCGGCACAGTAATGCCTCGTCCAAGTTCTGCCATAGCAGCACTTATTAAAGCTGGCGGCGGTGCTATTGATATTGATAGAACTCTAAAAAGAACGATTGGTGACAAAGCTTATGGTATGGCTAAAACATCCGGCCAACAATCAGCAGCGTTAAATAAATACTTCCGCGATCCAAACGCTAGACTAAAAGATGTTACATCTGCTCCTCTAACAGTATTTGGCAAAGAACTACAAACAGCTATAAAATCTGGACAATTACAACCCGGTAAATTATCTATTATTAGTAAATCTCAAAGAGTGCCGGGAGTTGCAGAGTATCTTAGTAAATTATTTGGAATACCACTCGCTAATATGATATTCACTCAGGGTGGTAGCAAACAGCCAGCAATGGACGCTTTAAGAGCCAAGGGTCCAAGGTCAACAAGAGTTGCTAGATTTGCTACTGGAGGTGGAGTTGGAACTGATACCGTTCCAGCATTATTAACTCCCGGTGAGTTTGTTATAAACCGCACTTCTGCCTCAAAAATTGGTTACGGTAATTTAAACCGTATGAATAAAGTTGGTAGATATGCCAAAGGAGGCGTTGTTCAGCAATATGCTACTGGAACTCCTATGGTGGGGGCGCAACCAGCACGAAGTTCTAGTAATCCAAATATTGTAGCATTTGCATCATTGCAAGCACTTGGTCAGCAGGCTCAAGTTGTATCACAAGCGCAGCAGCAACAAGCTCAAGCAACTCAACAAAATACACAAGCTCAACAGCAAAATAGAAGAAGTATAGTAGAAACAGCAGCAGCAAATAAAATGCTGGTTGCATCTATGACTGTGGGCTTTTTACAAAGTATGTTACCAGCGCTTGATGAAAATGCATCTGGATTAACTCGCGCTTCACACAGTTTGTTAGGTTTAGTAACTACTATAACATCGGTTGGTTTCGCTTTAGAAGCTTTCAATATACAACTGAAAACTAAAGCTATTTTTGATTTTATTGGTGGAACTAAATCTGCTTCTCAAACCCTTAAGTCATTACCACAACTTAAAACACTTATGGGTGGTTTTAATAGAGGTATGTCTGGTTCTACTAAACAGGCCACAACAGCACTCGGAAAAGTTGGTCAAAATGTTGGTTCTGTAGTAAGCAAAGGAAGAAATGCAGCATCTTCTATCGGTAATAGGTTAGGATCATTTGGATCATCGATAAATCAATCTCAAATAGGTAGAGGATTTAGTGCTGGATTAAATAGTCCAAATGCTACTTTTGGTAGAATAGCTAATAGTTCAAGAGGTATCGGAGCAAAAGCTGGAGGATTTGTTGGTAGGTCTTTAAGTGTTGGTGGTCAAGCTTTATCCAGAATACCCGGAGCTGGATTAATTGGTAAAGGATTATCTTCTGCTGCAAGTTTTGCTGGCAGTACCGGATCGCAATTTACAAAAGGGGTCGGTGCTACACTAAAAAATCCTGCAAAAACTATAATCGGTAGTGGAGCTTCTACATCCGCACAAGCCGGTGGATTTGTTGGTAAAGGTTTAGCCAATCTAAATAAACTTGGCGGTGCAGCACTAGGTGTAGGTTTAGCTTTTACTGGAATAACATCAATCGTTGATTCGTTCAGTGACTATCAAGGTCAAGCAAATAAAGCTATTCAAGAAGGTAATATCGAGAAAGCTAAATCAAATTCTGTAGAAGCTGTTGGATCAGAGGCTGTAAATAGTCTTGGTTCATCGATCATAGCTGCTAGTGCGATTTTTGGCCCCTTTGGACTTGCTGCTGGAGCGGCAGCGGCTGGGTTATTAAAATTAGGCAGTGAACTTCCGGGTGTTGGTCCATCAATTAAAAAATTTGCAATTGGTATTGGAACATTCTTTGGCGGTAATACTTTAAATAGTATTGAGACATTAGCTTCTGCACAAGCTCAAGCAGTTAAAACGCAAAAGGCTTTTGAGCAAGGGCAAAAAGATGCAGCTTCTGCTTTAGAAGATTTACAAAATGGCACTATTAGTGCTAGTGAAGCTCTTGGTAAAATTGCTAATGTTCAAACTTCTAGACAGGCTATGCAAACGGCCAATGAAAAAGCTGTTGAAGCTAATAAAGGTAATAAGAGCGGGGCTGTTGGAGGCTTCTTGCGTGGTACAGCTAGAGTTGCAACACTAGGTTTAGCTGGATATTTTGGTTTAGAATCTGGCAAACAAAGAAATCAAAGAATTGATAAAGAAAATGCAGGCATGATTAAGCAAAATGCTGAAGCCGAAAGAAAAGCATTTGAAATTTCTCGTCCCGTTGTTAATGAAAGCATGAAACGCGGCATTGCTCAAGGCATGAGCCGCGATCAAATTGATGAACAGCTTGGTGCCAATTCTCCGGGTGCCATGAGAAGCAGAATGAGTCAATTAAGAATAAAGGCATCACAAGCAGATATTGCTGGAAATACAGAAGAAGCTAATGCTTTTAGAGAGCAAGCTTCTATACTAGAAGAACAAGCTAGAGAGCTAGATAAGTCTTTTGAAAATTTACAAAAAGAAGCTGAAAGAACTCAAAAAGCTTTTGACGCTATGAACCTTGGTATGCAAGATGTTCAAGGTGCCGCCGCTGCCGCTTCTCTAGGAATTACTAATTACATTGCTTCTCAACAAGCTGGAAATATACCATTACAACAATCATTAGCTGTTTTAGAAGCTAGCGTAACTTCTGCGGCTCAAGGTATTAGTAATGCTGATTTTGATGCTGCATTTAGTGACGCAGAAGCGACTCTAAGAAAATTTGGAGCAAATGACGAACAGATAAACAAGTTTAAGGGGAACCTTAAGGCTGTAAATGAAGTTCAAAAGAATTCTGCTACTCTATTTGAGGAAACAAAAAATGATCTCAAGGGAAGATTAAGTTCTGGAAGTGCTGATGACAGAAGAAAAGCCTTTGGAAACATACTTGGACAGAATTTAGCTAGTCAAAAAGATGCCGCTGGAAATCGCCTCTATGATGATGATACTATTAAGCGACTACAGGATCAAATTGGCACACTTAGCGAAGACCAAATAAATGAATTAGGTAAAGGAAACTTCACTGTTTTCGAACAAGTGATGGGCGATCTTGGCAAGAAAGTTCTTGATCAAGTAAATGGTCCACTTAATGATGCCATAAAAATTCAAGAACAACTCAATCAGCTTACTAAAAATAGAATAGAAGCTGAAAGACAGTTAATGTCTGCACAGCAAGAAGCTTTAAATGTGCAGATGGAAGCAAGAGATATTGAAGCAAAGTATGGCGGTAAAGCTGTTACGCCAGAAGAAAGACGAGCTAATATTGTAGCTCAAGCAAACGTACAAGCAACTGGAATTAGCGGTGTTGATAATCTTAAAACTGGAAGTGCTGCCGAAATTGCTAAGAGAACACAACAGATGGGAGCAAGACAGCAAGAAATAGCTAATATTAGAGCGGCTGCTGGACAGGGTGATAAAGCTGCACAAGCTCAATTAGCTGGAGATGCTGGATTAAAATTAGAGGAAGAAGAAAAACGTCTTAATGAGGCTGCTAGAAGTCAAATACAAACAACTAGAGATTTAATCAAGGCCAAAGAAGAAGAATTAAAGACAATAGAGGAAAAGAATAAGCTTGAAAAGCAATCTATGGAATCTCTTATTAATGGAGATATAGAGAAATTCTTCGACCAACAGGCGGCGGTTGGTGCTACAGCCGCTATTGCAACGGGAAATCAAGACCTTATGAATGCTTTTGGAGCAACGGCTCTTGCTGGTGCTTATTCCGATATTGAAAGACAAAAAGAAGCCGGTGTTCAAGAAATATATGGTCAACGCATTGCTGGTCCGGGTGGTTTGGGTGAATCAGCCGCCACAGCAGCATTAGCAGCAAGAGGTGTTCAAAATCCAGCCGCAGCACAAATGTTAGCAGGAACTACTCCAGCAGAAGAAGCTGTAAAGAGTGACATACGCGCATTGGCTGCTACTATGAGTCCAACAGCTGATTTACAAGTATCAGCCGCACAATATCAATTGGATGCTGCTAATATACAATTACAAGCTGCTCAGAAGAAGGCAGACGAAGCGATAAGTAATACTAGAGACAGAGAAATGGCACCACAGGTTAATCAGAGTGCTGAATCCGAAAGAGCTTCTAGAGATGCTGAAGCTGCTAGTAGGGGTCGTGAGCCTACAATGTTCAGAAATGGCGGAACCGTGTATGCAAATAGGGGTATCTTCGTTCCCCGTGGAACAGATACTGTTCCCGCGATGTTAACACCCGGAGAGTTTGTTGTAAGAAGAGAAGCTGTAAATAGAGGTAATAATTTACAACTATTACAAGCAATGAATAATGGTTTAAGCGGTTCTGCTGGAGCATCAGCGGGTGTTCAAAACTTTGCCAGAGGTGGTAAAGTACAGTATTTAGCTGGAGGAGGATTACTAAACGGAATAGTCCAGAATATTCTAGGTACTGATGTTATTGGTATGCTTACCAAGGCATTGACATCATTTACTTCTCAAATGTCGGATACTATCAAATCTTTACAAGATACTAAGTTTAAAATCACATTAGATAGCACAAATGTTAATGTGAATATTTCTGGAAATAGTAGCCTCCTTGGAGGATTAACACAAGAAACAAGAAGTGAAATCGCAAAAATTGTTTCAGATAAGATTAAAAATACCAGCGTTGGTTCTGGTGGTAAACTTGTAGAGAATACATCAACGATGCCCAAGGGATAAAATGAGTGATATTTGTTTATCTTGTGTAAAGAATTATTCTACTAGAATAGGCTCTGCTGGTAGCTTCAAAGCGAAAGCAATTGTCAATCATTCTCCAATAATGAAAATTGGAGGGGTTGGAACCATTATAGTCAATAACTCTCTGAAATCTTCTAATGAAGCCAAGCTAGCAGCACAGGGGGATTTAAAGGGTAAATGTCAATTAAGTATTGGTTTACCGGCTTTATCAGAGTCTGGTATTGGAAAAATAAGAGGATCAGTACAATTAGCTAAAGCGAATCTATCTGCCCGCGTATCATCTATTTCCAAGATTCCTAATGTCAAAACTGATAAATTTGCAGGCTCTATAAATCAACTTAACAATATTAATGATTTTAATGCAACTCAAAAACTATATCCGATAAGAGATATCGTTACATCGCTAAATAATAGTTACTTTGTTGATAGTACCAACGGTACACAGAGCTTATTTGCCAATATCGATGAAGGTGTTTTTATTGGCAACTATACCAAGCATGGCAAAAATAGCAAAATTATTGCAGATGACAAGCTAACATTTATACAACCATCTTCTGTTATGAGCGATGGTGATTTTAGGTATACATGTGAAGTAACTAAGCCGATTGATAATGCAGAAGAGAGTTTTCTTTTTATTCGCGCCGCCGCCCCAACTTATACAAAATCTTCTTACATACCACCGCAATATAGAATACATAATATCAAACTGCTTGATCCTAGCGGCAACTTGGTTATAAAATATAAGGATATTTTTGTTCACGGAGATGCTGATTATCAATCCGATTATGTGAACTTTGCCACATATATTTCAGAACCAGAAACTAATAATTTGTTGCTTCGCACTTGGGAGTCTGGTTATCCGCTGATGGGATATCCAAGCGGGTATACTCTTAATTTAGATTTCTCAACTCAGTGTTTTTATGATCCTTTTTCAGAAGCTTTTAATAAAGGATATGAAGAATCCTGTGAGCAAGCAAATCTAGATAAAAACACCAACTTTGCTTTGACTAGAGAAAATTCTATAAGAATATCAGCTATAGAAATATGTAATAGTGGCGGCTATGACTCTGTTTTCTCTAGCGGTGTTGGAATCTTAAGAGATAATTATCTGCCATTCTATACGGACGTTGCTCCGATAGGACAAAGATTAACTAAGTATATCGTTCCTATCGATATGATTGCTAGCGACGTTGATGTTGATATTTATCCAGAAGCATATAGTTTGTGGGAATCTAATCCTGACTCTTATGAAAATAAAGATAATAGTTTAACTAATCCTACTAGAACTGCTTCAAGATTACAAGATGATTACCCATTCCACTATATCAAATTATTATCTAGCACACCACATATAGATAGCGGAAGATTAACTCTAAGATTCACCAACCTTCCACCCAAAGCGGTTTGGTCGCAATCAGATGGATCATTCACTCAAGCATTCTCAAATAAATCATATAATATAGCAGAATTTGCACCATCAAAAGAAGACGATAATTTCTTTATAATCGATGAAGTATACTTAAAAGTAATAGCTAAAAAAGCTCCGGGTTCAGTCGATTATGCTTTAGATGTTTTGGGATATAACGATGACAAATTATTGAATCGTACCCCAAAAATTGGAGCATTTTTACAAAACGAACTTGATATTAATCAGCGAGGTTTTACACCTCAAGTTTCTGGATTCCGACACATCGATGATTTTGGCATATCTACTCTTTCCATTTCAGACAAAGATCAAGTCTATATTAGGGATATAACTCTAAATCCAGCTAAAGATCATTATGAATTATCTCAGTCTCCATTAATTGACTCTACTAATTTTAAAGAATACAAAATCCCGCTTACTATATATGACGATCCTGTTCTAGTTGGTAAGTCAGTAGACTATAGAAATAGTTCATACATAGAAAATTTATTTGTTGATTTGTATCCTATTCCAAGCGGAGCAATTATTTCAACAGTACAGTTGGTTGTAAAGTACAAGCCGTCTAATGGCTTAATGCTCCATACTTTTGCTCAGGGGTCAAAAGAATTAACACGAAGAACAGTTAATCTAACACCATCAGCTAAACAGTCTATTGATCCACCAATTTTTTCTAATGCTCCTTTGTCTTATATTTCTGGTATTCCGCAGGGATATACCAATGTAACAAAAACAAATTCTTCTAGAAGATGGAGAGGCGTTGGCGGCACTATTGTAAATGGTCCATACGATCCTAGAGCTTTTGACTTCTCATTTTATAATCCAGAAGTAAATGTTCCTTTCCTATCTGGTTATTTTAATTTTAATCACACCACAGGAAACGTTATTTTATCAGAAGCTCTAGGCAACAATCTTGGTAATGTGAGCGGTCTATATGTTGGAGATTTGCAAAACAGTTTAATATCTAATATTGGAAATAGATTTAGGAATAATGATATATTCTCCACACAGTTGCCGGGATATAACTCACAATATAGAACTATAGATTGGACTAGCTTATCTAGCGGTCAAATGAATTTTGTAAATGATCCATTATATGGCAAGATATCTGATTCTTATGAACACGCTGTTAGAACTTCTGGATCAAATGGTTATATTTCTTTTCCACCATTTAATTCTGGGTTTCCAGTTGGCGGAAAGGGATTTGGATTTTATCTTAGATTTACTCCAGACGTTAGAAATAGTGGCGTAGGATATAATTTATTCAATTCTGGAGTTCTTGCTGCACAGCATACATCTAATCTAGGATTTATTTTATGCTATGAAAATGAGAATCTATGCTTAAAATATCCGGGTGGTCAGATCAAAGATACTAGAAAATATTATGAGTACTCCTATCCTTTAAATGTATTAGTAACATTTGGTGAACTTGAGGTAAGTAATACTCCAAACTTATTTATTCCCATACAAGCTGACTCAAAATTTAAACTATATGTTGATAGCGATAATAGGGAATCAGTTTCTTCTTTAATTGGTGTGTCTAATACAATTTCACCGGTATTAACTAGTAATATAACAGTCGGACACTGCGCATCTTCTGGCGTTGGATTAAATATGTTTGTACACGAAATAGGCTTAACGTCTATTGCAGTGGGATCAAATAATACAACCAAAGTCTGTAATATTGTACAAAACGCCCCAGTAGTTTCTCAGCCTTGGATCGATTACATAAATAATCCTCAAATTTCACAATTTGATAGAGAATCTGCTAGTGGGCTTGTTTTCCATCCATATGATAGACCTAGCCCGCTAAAATATATCTTAGCAGAAGACTTCTTTAAGTCAGTATCCTCGAAATACATAGATAATGCAACGTATGATAAAAATTACTTATATGAATATATCGATGAAGATGTTTCATCTTGGAAATTAGGTGCTTTCAAAATATGTTCTTTCTCTGCTGCTTTTGATAGCTTTACCAAACGTATAGGTAAAGATTTTATCAATCACTATATAAAGAGCAATGGGATATCTTATTCTGAGATTTTCGATTTATCTCTACCATCTAATATCTATGCCTCTGGATTATCATATCATACGCAAATAGAGAATGACTCTCTTAGAGTATTTTTATCTGATGTTCCAGAGAGTGGAAGTTTTTATTCTTCTCATCCAAGAATTTCTAAGACTTTACCAAGAGGTTATAACTTTGTAGAAGATGCATTGGTTGTGGACTCTATAATTCAGCATGAAACTCTTAACAATATATCTTGGTCTGATGGAAAAATTGGACCAAAGCTTATTGTTAGTTTGTATACCCCAACAAAAGACCCATCTTATGCTCCCAGTAAAAAGAATTGGGGTTTAGTTAATAGAGCTATTCATTTCTTAGAACCCTCTGGCTGTTGGCAAAAGATTAGTAGCACATTTAACTATCAAGATTTCTTAGACACATCAGAGCCTTGGGCAAATTTTGATTTTGATCAAAGCATAACTGAGTTTGATACAAAGTATTATTCTACAGATATTAATAGAATGTACTTGCAATATGATCTTGTTTATCCGTCATCTGCCCCATTCGAATCTCAAATCAAATTACACTCGGTTAATGTTAGACTAGCAAATGCTCTAGTCTCAGAAGAGAATATTAATAATGGTATCAATTTTTATTCCAATGCTGATAAGAAATGGTTAGAGGATATCAACTTATATGTTTATGGTCGCGGAGTTATGTCTGATGATCTAAACTTATATACTAGCGGTACTTTTCCAGATTCTACATCCGGCAATTTCAATATGTTTGTTACCTCTGCTTATTATGCAAACGGAGAAAACATTAAACTATTTACCTTGAATAAAAATACAATTGATAGCTCAACGTCACAATTATTTGGCGCTATTGCTGGAGAAGATTATTATTTAGGACCAAACCTCTACGTTTCTGGCAGATACAACAAGTTTGATGAACAGTCTTTACCCATTACCATTATCAATAGAATAGAGGACCAATCATCTAGCGGTTCTCTACCAATTTTTACTAAGAGCGTTGGATTGACAGAGGATACTAAATCTTCTATTATCTTACATATTCAAGCTTCTCCAACAAGATCGTCATTGGTATACAGAGAAGTTATGCCAATGTTCATAAATTCTCCTGCAATACCTCTTAAGGTAGACGGAGAAGATAACGGGCCGAAGATGAATCTATGGATTGATGGTAAAGATTTTAGTGTTACTTCCATTGATTCTTCAATAAATATGTTCTTAGTTAATTACCCAGCATTTAATGTAGCTGGATCACAACAAGACACCATTACTTGGAATAGCGACTATACTGGTAAAAATATTGCTGTTGATGATAATAAATATGCATATTTAAATGCCAACGATGAAATTCGTGGCGTTGAATTATTATGTTACGGAAATTGTCAGAATACCGACTCTTGCTCAGAAATGCCCATTATATTGCATGAAGATATATGGTCCACACAAAATGATTGTGTAGACGGTGGCATATTTAGAGCTAAAAATACTTATACTAATCTAGAAACTAGCGGATTTAAAACAGACGTTGGGTATAGCGGACATTTCTATGGTATTAGAAAATATACTAATTTGATTCCACAAGCTCCTTACCTTGTTAATATTGTAGGAAAAACTGGAAGTAAAGCCACCATTGAGTTACCAACAGAATATATAGAGAGCGAATACGGTATTGATGAAAATGTAATAAATAATATTACTGTTAATAGTGGATATACTAATTATACTAATAGAAAACTCACTGCTGATTCTATCTTAGGTAATCAATCATATTACGATAGACAAATCAATGAGAAGTTCGGAAAGTCTGTTGCAGTAAAAGGTAATTTGGCTTGTGTTGGCGCTCCGGGTCATAATATAGCATACACAGAGTATGATGCTAACGGCAATCTTGTTAATTATACATTAGATGATGCTGGAGCGGTATATATTTATCGTCGTGATAATAGACCAAGTGGATATTCTTGGCCCGAAGGAACACAAAAATCGTCTTGGTACTTAGAAGAAAGATTATATCTACCTTCTGGATTTTTAAAAGATTATTACGATAGAATAGAAACACAGTTGTTTTTCGGTGGACCTAATGCTATTCAAAGAAAGTGGAACGTTGGACAAGAAGGAAGACAATTTGGGCATAGTTTAGATTTAGCAGTTTCTAATAATCATAAATCTTTTGGTCATGATAATAGAGAAGTACTTGTTGTTGGTGGACCAAGCGCAAAATGGAATAGAGATTTTGAAGACTTATATACTTCTGGTGTTCAAATTGGTGTTATAATTTTTACCGATGAATTTTTTCCAACAATACCAGTACCAGGGCGTAGTCCAAGAAACTACTATTCTTATGAAGATATTCTAGAGACAATCTATAATAAAGACTTACTGTTTAGATATTTTGCTGATCCACCAATTCGTTTTGATGTCAAAGTAATTATTTGTGAACCTATTAAAAATACTAACACCATTGTAAAAGAATTTCCAGAACCAAAACCAGATTTTATCATCAAGAAACAGATAGAAAGAATAAGGGGAATACGAACAGATGAGAAAGATCAAAGAATATTGAGTGGAATTAAAGAGGCTTTCCATGAAGCTTTCCCTTATGATGAAAACAAATTACATAACAACATTCCGCTAATTCTAGGTTTATATTCTGACAATAGTGCTTCTATGAATAGGTCTTTAGGTAAAGCAAAAGACTTATTTAAGAGTTACTATCTTGACTATAGCTTTGCTAGTGGTCTACGAGATTTTTATGGGGTAAGAAATTCTGGAGCATGTGTAGAATATACTTCCAACTTTGGCTCTGCTGAAAATTGGGTAATTATGAGCCAAACAATTTTAAATGATGTTCTTGATACCGGCAGATTGATTCAAAATGACCAAGTTAAATATTTAACATCTGGAGTTGGTCAAGAATTTTTTAATGAAAATCTATCACAATTTAACTACCCACCAGAAAGTGGTGGTAGAGTTTATATCTTTGAAAAAGAAAGCGGAGCTTGGAATCTTATTCAAGAGATAAGGTCGCCCAATATAACTTATGGCACACCAGACAGATTTGGACACGCGGTAGCAATTAGTGATGATACCGAAGTTATAGCTATCGGATCACCATACATTTCAGAAGCTTGTAAAGTATACGAATATAAACCAGAAGAAAAAGATAGACTATACGCCAGTCTATATTCTTGGTTAAGACATAAGAATTCAATTACTGGAGGATTATCAGCAAAATATAGAAATCTAATATCTGATTACGAAAATTGGGCTAGTGCATACGGTATACAATATGCAAATCAAATTTTATATTCTAAGATTGATTCTACAGATAAATTTGAAGCTAGAAAGTATTTTAATATTCGAGAATATCAAAATATCTACACATATGGTTATAATAGTATTAATTATACTTTTGGAACATGGTCTTTCATACCAGAACACTTTGCTCCAACTTCAAGATTAGGCTATAGCGTTGATGTTAATGAAGATGGAACAGTTGTGGCTTTTGGTGCGCCAACAGACAGCTTCAACGAATGGGAAGATGGAAATGTATGGTATAAAAATGAAGGGTATAGTGACCCCGACAATGATGAAAATCTTAATACAAATCTAATTAGTCCAAGCTGGATAAACAGCACAAATGCTGGAGCAGTAAGACTATTCGAAGCCAGAAAATATTATCCACATAATAGTGTTGTAGAATTTGGTAAATTTGGAAACTTACAAGAAAGTATGTCTTTCCCAGAAGATTCTGGTCATTTTAATTATCTAGCTACAGCTTTTAGCGATATGAATTTCAGAAAAACAGAATTTACGGAAGTCAAGATTCCGCAAGAAGCCGGATTAGCATTTATTATAACGCCAGAAGTAGACGCTCTCAGTGACGAGGTGGCAGATAACATTCTAAACTGGTTAGCACTTGGCGATAGGAATTTAGTATTAGTTGGCAATGATCCAATTTGGGAAAAAGATGGTATTTATGAAGATTCTAATGATATAGTTAACAAAATCTTAGAAAGATTAAAATCTAGATTAAGAATATTTCCAGCTAGAAATTCTTATGAAGCACTATCTTCTGGATGCTCTTGGGCATTACCCTCATATATTCCACGTTATACAACTCCATCTTATATTCAGCCTATAATTACTAATGCATATGGTGTTGGCGATATTAGAATGTATCTAAAAAATAGTACAAATTTTGCTCAGTTTATGCCGTGTACATCTAAAAATGATAAGTTGCCTTCAGAATTGATAGATTATGGCGAGTCTGAATTTGAGATTATCAATGAAAAGTGTGAGTTACCACTTAAACATCTTGGAGATTTAAGAGCAGAATGGCTGGAAGTATGTACCACCTGTTTTGATGACAGGAAACTTTATTATCCTGTCAATTGGGCATATTTATTCAGAACATATTCTCCCGCTTGTTGCTCACCAAAAGTTGGACCATTTAATTTGCCACAGCAAGAACCTGTACCATTGATGGTTGCTGGAGATTATGTAATCAAAACTACAAAAATTCCAGCTTCTCCAGCAGTGTCTGGCATTAGACCAATTTTTAAAACTGTAACCCAAGAAGGTTCTTCTTCCGAAACTATTTTTGATGCGCCCATATCCCCATCTAGCGTAGAATTTATTTGGAATTCTGGACAAAATACTTCTTCATATTTGAATCTTAATGATGGACAAATAAACTCTGATGGACTATTCTACACGCCAGAAATATTTGATGATCGACAATCTTTGATTATGGCAAACGCTATTCCTCAATCTGAAATGCTTGAACAAAGAGAACTCATTTCTCCGGCTGGATATTATTGTGTAGAAGAAACACTTGAAAATGGATCGTCTAAGATTATATTTATCGCTGGGGTATTTACTGAATCAGAAAATAATCTATACTCTGGCGGGGGTGATCGAAATCTTAATTTTTATGCCAATTTGGTAGGAAAAACTATAGAAGGAGAGTCCTTGGTGGCACAGCTTGGTGGCTGGACCAATAGAGCTAGTTTTGCAGAAGGGTATGAAAAATCATTCTTACTTGATCTATTCCTAAATCTTGGCAATGATGTAGAAGAAAACGTCACAACGATATCAGATCAACACGATGTTTGCTGGATCGCTAATGCTGCCGGTATTCCATCTCCAGAAGAATTAAATCAAATCAAATCTTGGTTGAATCTACCAAACAAAAAATTAATTATTACATACGACAATACAACATCTCAGGTACTAATTGCTAAACAAATTTCTGATTTATTAAACAGTAGAATTAAGCCACTATACTTGCCAGTTTTAGATATATACCCAATAGTAAATATTGGTATTGGTTATTTCAACAGCAGGGGTTACTTAGAATTTAACTCAATTCATCCGGTGTCTACTGGACGGAATGCCAATACATCTATAACTTATTTTTATATTGTAGATTTTGCGGGGTTTGTGCCTCTCGCTCTTGTGCAAGACACAGTTCCAATCTGTTATGATACACAACCAATATTTGATAAAAAATTCATTACTAATGGTTATTGGCGGGCTAAGTCTGGAGTGACTAAAGTTTCTTTCCCAGTACTCCCCGGCTCAGGTTACAAAATATTTATAACTACTATATCTGAAACACCGGCAGAAACACAGTCTCTATTGGTTGGAACACAAAATGTAAATAGAAGGATAACTCTTGATTCATCAAAATCAGACTCTGAGGGGCTATTCTCATATGAGTTCGATGAAGGATACATTGTAAATAGGCTTGGTGATTGCGGCAGTTTTCGTCCACAACTTATAAACAAACCCACCACTTATTCTTTTGATGCTCAAGTTTTAAGAGATAGTTCAACTATCAGTTTCTATGTGAGTAATAATTCTAGAAGACTAGATATTAAAACAAATTCTTATTTACCAAAAACAACTAGATTGCTAGGTATATCTGGAGTTTTAATCCCCATAGAAACTGTTAGAAGTACATTTACAAGCTCTTTTCAAGTATTTGATAGATATGAATACTATCGTATTTCTGATCCTCAACCAGAACAAATTATTACAGAAACAGTACTATCACCAATATTAAATGACAATACCGTATACTGTGTTGATGGATGTGAAGATACTTTGGGTGGCAAACAAATTGCTGACGGTCCAGTTATTGTCGCACAAGAAATAGAACATTTTTCACAATTTATGACCGGCGTAGCAAGATCAAGAATTACTGTGATATCTGACTCTAGCCTAGTTCAAGGTCAGTGTATGGGAGATGAAAATTTCAGAATGAGTGCTGACACTGTTAGATTCCTAAGAAGCCTATACCCATTTACGAATTGGCCTAACACAAATGCGGGTAGACAATATACTAATATGACAAAAATTATGTCTCCAGAAAGAGGCAGTCCGCAAAAATATAGAAGTATTGTCAACAATAGCGGGTTAGCACATATGTTTGGTGATTTTGCAGGATCGCCAGCAGCTATTTCTGCTTTCTCAAATAAAGAATCAAGATATGATCCTAAGTTTGTTAAACGCCCTAAAGACCCTTGGCCTGACGATGCTGATTTTGACGCAATAGAAGCTGCCAAAAAAGCTTTTATTAGACTCTTTAGTAGTATACAGAGTTCTTACGGCGCTACGGCTATGTTTAGCGGTGTAGTAGATGGAACTTTATATAGAGATGCTGGTATCGGTGGCGGTATGCCACAACTGATGAAGGATAAGGGATATGATTATTTGGACTTCGATATCATGCAGTCTGGATATCCCGGTGATCTATTCGGTTATTCAATTTCGCTCTATAAAAATAAACTAGTTGTTGGTTCACCATATAGTGCATTCTCAAGAGAGAATACATCTTCTTGGGATTATATTCTTAATGGAGGAGCTTCTTCTGGAATAGAATTATCTTATAACGGAGGCGCTGGAGCGGCCTACATCTTTGAAAGAAATAATAGAGGTAGTGGCTTACACGGAGCATTTACTCCTTGGTCATTCACTCAAAAATTAAGACCAAATAGTATAAATACAGGAGCTAATTCTGGTATAGCAATTATGGGTGATAGATTCGGTAATGATATAGATATCGATGGCGATATTGTTGTTATTGGCGCTCCCGGCCATGACTATGGAAACTATGTTATAAATGGAAGTGGAGAATTTATAAGAAGGTGTTTCAATCCAGAGTTTAATATTCCATCTAGAACTGTTATTGATCTAGGGAACTCTGGTGTTAGAAATACTTACGATCCATCAGTTGTAGCAGACAATACCAATATCAATGGTGGAGCCATTTTTACATTTGAAAATAAGATAGTAGATTGGCCCACAAAGAAACAAGAATGGGTGTATGTTGAAAAAGTCATAGAAAATGCCTCATTCTATCACTCAGGCATTCTCTATAACGAAGAACCATCAGACAGATTCGGAGAGTCCGTATCTGTAGATAGATCAAGAAGAACAGATGCTGATTATACGATTTTAGGAAGTTCCAGAAGTGAAACATCCAATAGACAATTATCTGGAACTAATCAATTTGTTATCGGTGCAGGAGCTACGTTTGTTACCGATATTATGTTAAGAGGACAATCTCCAGCTATTCAAAGTCCAAACGCCTTTATTGATGCAAAATTCTTTGGAGAAACCAATGCTTCTGGACAAACAATGTTTATGTCATTCCAAAATAATAATGACGCTAACAAAGAATATCGAACTAGTGGAGTTATTTATAGTAATGATCAAGGAGAAATCTTTATCGAAGCATCTGGACAAGACCCAGTATTAAAGGGCTTTATTGAACACAGGCCATACATTAAGTCTGTTGAAGGAATCTATTTCTTTGGTATACCAAATAGCGGTAATTTACCACTATTTATTGACAGCATTAACAATTCTTCTGGAAATATGAACCTATTTACTGGTGTGGATAGCATAATTAATGTGTATAATGATTTAGGATTGTACACTAGCGCCGTCGATGGAATAGTTTCCAACGACCCGTCTGGAATGCTTTTATACGTACATACTCCAGACCCAACCGTTGTATTCGCGTCTGGATTAATATTGTATATGGCTAGTGGGGTAGGAAGTTATTCTGATAGCCTAAATCTAAGAATCAGAGGAAAATAATATGATTATTGTTTACAGGGGCGGTACAACAGCCCAAATCATACGCCCGTGTCCTCTAATATCACTGACATGGAATGCTTCGCAAAATAAGGGTGGTACAGGTGGTGGTTCTTATTCCATAACTCTCACCGGAACTATATTAGATGATGAAGGTTCGCCATTTGTAACAGGTGGAACAGGTGATACAAGCCCTTCTGATATTGCAACTTTTTCTGTCTCTTATGAGCCTAGGCCGGTCAGTCAAGTTATTCCCACTGATGAAAAACTTGGTAGTATTTTAAAGAAACAAATTGCATTAAGAGAATTATTTGCAGATAAATGTAACAAGATCGAAGTATTACCGATCAGTGGAAATGAGCCGGTTTTTACTTTTTATCCCAAGTTTGTGTCTATAAATTTTGACCAAGGGGTTTGGGTAAATACTTGTAATTATACCATAGAACTTGAAGCTGGATTTTTATTAGACAAAGATGAAAAAATTATTGGCGCTGCTAGTTATGGTGCTAATTCTGGTATCACACTTGATGCTTTTAAGCAACAGTTTGGAGGATTCGTTGAGGATTTTTCTGAAAGTTGGTCTATAGAGCCAGAAGATGGTAATGGAAATACACATGCCCCCACCGATTTAGGAAATAAATATAATATCAGAAACTATCGTGTTACAAGAAATTTAAGCGCTACTGGAAAACGCGGAGGTCCGCTTTGTGACGATTCTAATCATCCAGCTATGCAAGCCAAAAAGTTTATTCTCAAGTATGCTGCAAGCGGTTTGCCCAATCACCAAAATTATCCAGATAATTTTGTTGGTGGATTCATTGCTAGTGGTACTATTAATATAGCTGATTCTATTTTTGGTGGTTATAATCACTTAAGAACAGAAAGTATTGACAAAACCGGAGGAGTATATACGCTAAATGATACTTGGTTATTATCTAGTGGCACAGCGTATGAGAATTATAGCTTATCGTTATCTAGCTCTATAACAGATACTGTATCAACTGTTTCTGTTAACGGTACTATAAAAGGATTAACCTCCGTTCCACCAAGTGGTTCAATTTTTGGAGGCAATTACTCTGCGCAAGGTTTCAATAATCCATATCAAAACGCAACATTAAAATATTATGAAATAACTAATAATGGGGCTTTTGGTCCTCTTTGCCACGTATACAAGCGTGCAATGAATATTACTGATTTGAATTTAAATCATCAACCGTTGTCAATCAGTATAGGAACCAATGAATTTACTGGAGAGATAACATATAATATTGAGTATAATGATAGACCTTCTAATTTAGTTAGTGGCGTTTTATCCGAAAGTATATCTGTCAGTGATACTTACCCCGGCGATGTTTTTGCAGTTATTCCGGTGATAGGTAGAGCTACTGGGCCAGTATTACAATACATTGGCGGTAGAACAGAATACCAAAGAAGTGTAAATATTGATCTAGTTATGGATAGAAAATATTATCAGAATCTAAGCAATGTTCCAAACCCAAACCCATCTCAAGTTCGTAATTTTGGTATTTTATCAAAGCCAAGCTTGGTAGAGCCTTTTAGAAGTCAGATCAATTCTATTGTATCAGCTTATAGCCCAGCACAAGAAGTGGGAGTTAGAAAATACTTTCTTAGTCCACCAACAGAAACTTGGGATGCAAAAAGTGGAAGCTACAGTTTAAGTCTAAATTGGACCTACGAACTAAACCAATAACAAATGTCATACGAAAATTTAGTACAAATACCAGACAATACTGTAATCCCCTCGGGTCAATCCGTTAGTACGACCCAAGCCCCAACCTTTGCGGTAAATCCTAATGCTGTTCCAATAGTAGCTCCTAGTGGATTGGTTTGGACTGAAAATTTCAATTTATCTAACGGACTATCCTCTAGGTTAATAGCTGGTGCTTCTGGTATCAACGATTTTACAATTGTAAATCCATATATACATTATGCTTCACCAACCGGCACTATCATTAAATTCGATCCAACATCATTGCTAGAATTAGCAACAACTAGATTCAATATTTATAGTTCACAATTCAGAAATTAAATTATGCCATACGAAGATATCATTCAAAATCCCGGCACTACGGCAACAACCACCACCACAACTACTTCTCAACCAGTATTTCCTTTTGGTATTCAGCCAGCTTCTGGATACTATGGCAATAATTGGCCTGCTAGTAGTGGTGCTATGCCATCGTCTTTTTCTGCTGGGGGATGGACAGTAGACGCTCGCGGTTTTGCCCAACAGACGTTTCTCGGAGCTTCTATTCGCAGTTTCACAATGAATGGCGGGTTTGGTGATTCTAGTTCTTCGTTAAGTGTTGAATTAATAAATGATGAATATAACATATCTGATAAAACCCCTATTGGTCTAGGAGATGATGTATACCATAGCGGCCAATATGATAAATTCTCTCCACCTATGGTTGGATCGCCCGTGTTTTTTAAATTTGGACAAAATTTTGCAACAGTGTCGGAGGCATATAAGCAAACCTTTGATGATCTATACGGTACTAACACCGCCCAAGCTCTTATCGAAAGAACCATTGTCGGCACTTATGATAAAAATAATTTTCGTAATTTACCTGACGGTCACTATGTGGATATTTTTTTGAGCGGGATATATGATTATAATCCCATATTAAATAGCGTTGATCGTGGTAGAAACCACATGGTTTTTGGCGGTATTTTACAAACATATACTCAAAATAGAGGACCGGGAGGAAATCCACTATATAGTGTTCAAGTAATTGATCCCAGAGAAATCCTTTCAAATGTTACATTGATTCTTAATAATTATACTGGATCAATTTATAATCAAAATAACCTTCTTAATATTTATGGATTTCTTGAGTTTAATCCATCTACAGAAACAGAAGAAGCTATAAAAAAAGTACTAAAACTAAAGTCAGAATTAAAAAAGGTTGTCTCCGCAAGTGGATCATTTGCTTTCAGTGGAAATGATACATACTCTGCTTCTGGTAATAATCAGAAAATTACTGCAACCTCATTACCATCATCTTTCCCCATAACTGGCACCGGTTTCTCTAGAAGAGGCTCTCAAGGAATTCCGTACTATAGAGTGCAACAAGCCGTTAATACTATTATGGGATATAACGGCGCTATGCCTCAAGAATATATCGATAAAGCGTTTGGTGGAGCAATTAATTTTAGAGGATTTAATTATGTAGTAGACTTTGGCTCTCTGCCAGAGCTTCCTAGTATGTATTATCTGGATTTTGATCAGATCAACCTTTTAGAATTAGCTATGGAAATTTGTGATATTACCAGTAGAGAATTATTTGTTACATTATTGCCAATAATAGATCATCCTACTTGTGCATTTTTAAATGCTTGGAATCAAGCTAATGGAACCGATCCGAAAAAGTTAATCGCCGGTATCATACGATTAGATGCTATAGATAGATCAACTCAGCCTAGATATGGTGCAATTAAATCTTATATTGATTCTTTAGCTACTAGCGGAATTTATGTTGAGAATCAAGACGTTGGCTATGAGTTATCTAACATTACCACCGATAAATTTATAGTAGGCGCACAAGAAGTAGAAATGTATTATTTTTCTACCAATGCTGATAGAGATGAGCTTGATGTTCTAGCTAGACAAAACGGACAAGTCGAAAATACCCCCATTGGAGGTCAGTGGAGATTAGAATCTTCACTGGAACAGCAATTATTGCCTTACTATGGTATGCTTGGTAAAAATGCTGTTACTATTCCAAAGGGTTTTGGAGCATACCAGCAAATTTTACTGGATACTACCGGATTAAGTGCTAATGGCGTAGGTGCTTATTATGTAGCTACAGAAATGGAGTTGAGGTGTGCAGCGGTATCATACGATAGATGGAAAGAATTCTTAAAAATATATAACGATACATATATAGAGTCTTTAGAAAAAGATGATGCCACACAAACATCTGAATTGATTAAGGCAGTAGCACCCCCAAATTCTCCGCCAGTTGAAATATCAAATTCATATGCCGTTACAGTTCCAAGATCATTATTCGATACATATGCTTTAAAAGATTATGGCGATGATGATTTACCGTTTAGCCCTTGTAATCCACCATATGGGTATCCGCTATATTATAAGCGCATGACAAAGCTAGGTATTCCAGAGGGCGGCTTAACTGATTTACAAACAAGATATACTACAGTATTAACTAATTTTGCAGAATTAAAGTCAACAGATCAAAAGAATTTTAAAGCTGTATTAGAGACTCAGTTCAAAAGACTTAAAGAGATTAAAGAATCTACTGGATTGAGTCCATTCGAAGAAGAATATTTTAATTCTTTGCAAGACTTGATGAATACTCCTACTCCTACCCCGAAAAAAATTACTGAGACTGTTGCTCTTGTCGAAAGAAGCCTCACTAATAACAAGGATGTTTTCGCCGTTTTTCCAAGAATTGCCAAGAAAAATACAGAAAATGCTATGAGGGTATATAATTTCTTGAAAAATGTTGCAGATGAATGTTTGGGTAAAAAGTTTCTTGTTAAGCTTCCCAAAAAAGTCAATTTAGGATACGACAAACAAATTAGACTTAAAGGAAGTTATGAATATGATCGCGGACCATTTGGTTTTCAACCAAGAGCAACCAATAACATTCCGGGTTATGAATTCTCTAAAGCATTTAAAAAGCAAATAGATTTAGATATAGATCCCAACACAAATATGATTAAGGGTTTTCTAAACTCTGGTATTAGAAATGAATTGTCAAAATACGGTGGAGCATTAGAAATAAATTATAATCCCATATCGGAACAGCATGAAACTAATTATGTTCCTATGGACTTGGGTGGATTTTTTGAATTTGATTTATTCCAGAATTTATTGTCTCAAGAAGCTATCAATCAAGTAATAAAAACTAACTATACTAGCGCGCCACTTGGTGTGCAGCAATGTTTAATCCCTCAAGATTTAACTAACTTTATTAATGAACAAGGCAGAGTATCAGCATATGTAAGATTCGATCATAGTCAATTTTTATCGCTAGATAATATTTCTTCTAACGATTTATCTCAACAGTTAAAAGTTGGAAATGCTATGATTCCAGATTTATGTGAATCACTAGATAATGTTAATGGTGATGAATGGCATAGTTTTCCTAACCTTGAAAAAGACAAAGATGATGAAGATAAGAAAGATTTACCGGAACAAATAGCATTCGTGAAATGTACTGTTTCTGAACAGGTGTTTATGCCGCCTAAGACAGAAAGAAGAGCAATAAATGTTCACGGTGGAACATATAAAGACATCGGGCGAAAAACCCTACCACAAAAAATTTACTTGCCAGATGAAGACAGATATGTAGATAGTTTTACATATTATAGACCCCATTATGTACCACTTGCTGCTAGCATAGAACAGGCAGAATTAATAGATTTCAAGAGAACGGAAAATACTATTTTAAATAGTTATATTATTGATACAGAAATACATCAACTAGATACTGACAACGTATATGCTCTAATTACTTTACCCTCAAAAGTAATACCAACTAAAGATGCTAGATTCAGAGATGGTCCATTCCAACAAATGAATGCTGATAGATTTAAGCATTTTATGACAATGGACACCGTAAATGTACCAGAATTTAGTATACCAGTAATTCCTCCAAAACCATTTCCAAAGGGTAACGGGGATTACAGAGATAGATTATCTGATGATCAAGAATTACAGGCTTGGATGGCAGCTAAAAAAGCAATTGATTCATTGAATTTCGCTTTTCCAAATAGAATTAATGTTACTAGTCCTTCTCCAATATATCCAAACTTGGTCGTTTTACCATTAATGTCAAAAGATAGATGTTATGGACCCTGGGTGTCTTCTCAACTAGACGGTCAAGCAAATGTATATAAAAATATTGGTGGTAGAGTAGAATTTATTAAAGATGAAAATTTATCCCCTTGGAATTATGCTGGATATCAATTGATGAATGAAGCTGGTAGATTACAAGCAGAATTTTCTAACAGTATGCTTTTATTCTCAGAAAGAGGTGGTTTTGTTATACCGGGATTACCTCCGGGTAATTCTTTGGGAAAAGCCTTGATCAATGGCGGTCCTTTGGTCACAAATATAGATGTTAGTATTTCTGAAGGTGGAGTTCAAACCACATTCAAAATGGATTTATATACCTCTAGTTTTGGTAAATTGCAAAAACAAAAACAAGATCAAATTTCTAAAATTAGTAGAGAAAGACAAAGATTGCGAGATGAACGAAATGCTCTTATTAGGAAAGGACTTGGTAAAGCTGCAACGTCATTTAATTATGGAACAATGTATGATACACTACGAAGTGTTAATCCAGAAAATGTACAACAATTTGCTAATCCGATGGGTAATGTTGTAGCGTCTGTGAAAAAATTCACTGAAAAAAGAATTAGCACTCAAATGGGTGGAGCCAATGCTTCTCCAGACAAATTATTTGGCGCTGGAGAACCTAGCTGGACTCCTCACGACACTACAGATTACATGGTGCAAGGATCATTGCAGGATAATTCTCAAATCGGTAGATTAGCTCAAAACTTTTTGACAGAAGATAGTTTAGCAAGAGAGTATTATAATACAGCCTCTTCGGCCATTTGCGGTGGAGGACCAAATGATCTTTTTGTTCCAGCATCAAAAGATGCATATCATCCAAATATGGCATCTAAGCCAATACCATTTATTAAATCTAAGTCTAGATACTATGTTGCCCCAGAAAATGCTGAAACATTTGATGATTCTGATGTAACAAGATACGGAGATTAAAATGTTCGATTCCAATATACATTCAGCTTCTACAGAATATCATTCTTTTGCTACCAATGACTTTGCACTAGAGTCTTTGGGTATAGCTTCGTATTCAACATCAAGCTTAAAAAGATATCTAGTAGATAAACCAAATGATGATGTCAAAGATTTATTTAATGACACTACTCAGGAAACTTATGATGCTCTGGTCGGGAAAACATCTGTAGACTCTTTATCTATTCTTGTATTTAACGAAGAGAATAAAGTATACGAAGCAAAAACGGGTTCTGATATCTTTAAAACTAAAGGTGGAACTTCTGTTGCCACAGATTTACCAGAGTTACTCAGTAAACATAATACTAATGAGTGGGGTATAGCAATAGATGAAGATGTAAAACAGGTGGTAGAAACTATACAGGGAAGTTATTCTGGCTGTATAACATTTAATCCATCTTTTTCAATTAAATTTGGTTCTTCTTCGCAAACAAGAAATCCTCTTGTAAAGGTATACTTAAAACCAAAAAGTAATAGCGATACTAGTAGATCATTAGCCCAAAACGGCTCACCATTAATTTCGTCTGTTCCGAAAAGACCAACTGGGCCAAAATATGGCTGGCAAGGAACACAAAACCAACCCATTGGAGTATATCAAAATCCATCTGAAGGTGGTAATATAAATCCAGAAAATGCCGTTGCTGCTAATTTAAGATTAACATATAATCCTTCTATTGGAGAGTGGGAATCTGGGACTCAGCAAATACTTGCTCGTTTATTAACAGATGTTGGTGCCGCTAAGATCAAAGATATTCCATTTGATAGTATAGACGATATTGCTCCAGATGAATTTTATAATACAGAGTCGAATTATTATATGGGTCAATTTGAGATAGGAAAAGCACTACCTATCAGTATAGAGGGTGGAAATCCCCACATGTGCGGACCAAATATGACAGCAACCGCTAACGATGGAAACAAAAAAGAAAAAATACAGGTTGTAAATAGATCGCCAAGAAGCTTTAAAAAGGGCGACGTTGTAATGTGTAGCCATATTGACGGGGAGTGGATTATACAAGGTTTCGACGCTGGAACAACGAGCGTGGCACCTATTAGTTTAAAACTTGGCAAATGGTCTTTTGCTAAATTTCTTGCTGATTCAGACTCATTTTTTAAAGATGAGAGATATAGATCAAGTAACGGTACACAATATGTACAAAGTGTAAACGGTAGACAGTATGAAGCATACATCAGAATGAGATATTATGTTTCAATGTTTCAAGGTGGTGGAGATAATGCCGCACCAGCAATATCTAACACATTAATTTCATCTTTATCCGAAATGAATAATTTGAATCTAATTGCAAAATTAAATCTATATTTACCAGCCGCCAAACCAGATCAGCCATATTATGTCTTCGATGATGTGGATGAAGAGGCAGCAATACTATCATCTTTACCAACTCCATCAGATTATGATTTTCAACCATCTAAAAGATATGTGCAAGTCACAGCGTTTGATCAAGTCGGTTCTCATATGGGTGGAACCAATCAATACAATATTATTGGAAGAACAAACGTAACATATTCACCGGATGGGTCAACCGATAGTGAGAATTTGTATCAAGAAAATTTTCCTAATTTTTGGGGGCCAATATTTACAGAAGGATATTCCGTACAACAGGTGGCTTTGCTTAAAAAACCAAGACCAATGATACCAATGAATGGAAGCGCAAGACTTGGAATTGAACGGGGTAGTCCATTTTTTGTTGTTCCCTCTGACGGCACAGAGATTCTATCTGCAACAACAGAAAAGAATAAAACTCTTGATTCAAATAATTTTATGTTTTCTAACACAAAAGATGCTGGATTATATCAGCTACCAGCAGAAATAGGAGTCAATGGATCATTATCTGGTAATTATAGTTCTCCAATAGAATCTTTAGATGAATTAGCTAAACTAGAATCACCATCTACAAATTTATTGGACATATATTACAATTTCTTTACCTCTAAAAAGAGATATACTTGGCTAGCTAGTCCGAGTGATAGTGGTAATGTTTATGGTTTATCATCATCGCAAGCATCTAGAGTTCAATTTTCTCCTTTACAATTACAATATGCTGTTCATGCTTATAAGGCACTTTCTCCAAGCGATCAATCACAATATTATGATAGATTGCGTTCTAGATTTTTTAACAATTTAACAACAGGAGATACTGGTGGACACCTATGGGGAGGTTTGATTCCCGGTAATACATCTCAGGGCAGTGTTCCAACAAGAGGGTTGGCACCCTTCCCGTTGATAGGACCAGATACTGTTACCAATGGGGAAGGACCACTTGGTGGGCCAGACATATTGCCGTACTCCGACGCTAGTAGCGGCGATGAAAAATCAAATTTTGTTGGAATTATTATTGCTAAAAATAAATTTGGTGGCGGTGGTAGTATCAACTTTACAACAAGTCAATATTTTGGACTACCAAAACGAGTAACAGTTGGTGGAGGTCAAACTGGTGATCTTACCATACTACCAATCGGTGGGGGTATAGGATGGATAGGACCATCCAATCCTTCATTTACCCGTGGTTCTCCCCAGTGGGGTTCTGCGGAAGATAGACCAAATAGTTTTGGCACCACAGCATTACATGTTCGTATTTTTGACCAGTGGCCTGACGAACAAACAATATATGATCCTAGATATTTTGGTGTGTTACATTTTAATCCTCTACCAATGGGTATGAATATAAGAAAAATCAAAGTAGACGAAGGTGCTAGTCCAGATTTAGCTGATTGGAATCCAACCAAGCCTCTTCCTAAATACGCTAGAGATGTTGATCAATTTGACACCTCTGTAGATTTTAGGATACCAACATATGCTGATCCTATCAACCAAGCTATGGATAATATCCCATTACCTTTAGGTGCCACCGTTACTAGAGAAGGTTCTAACGGCAAGGCTATTAGACCAGTATCTGAATGGAGAGTTAATCCTATTAGAAGGGGTCAATTACTAACAGGTGGTGGATTTAGATACTATAAGAGAATCATAGGATTATCAGATAATTGCATGATTATTGATGGTGGAGAAGGATTCAGTAATGACCAAGAAATTAATCTTACAAAGGGAGCAAAGTGTACCGTAAACGTTGACAGTAATGGTAAAATAACTAAGGTTAATATTTCTACTTCAAATCGTGGAGAGGGTTTTATGCCGGGAGACTTTTCAACTTCTTACAAACCCCCAAATTCTACAGTAACCTCGTATGGTTTGAGATTAACACTTAATGGTGGATCAAAATCGGCATCTATTCTATTTTTTAATGGAATTGTATATGATAAGTTGGCCTATGATGCGTGTCCTTTGGAAAGTACAGGTGGGCCTATTCGATTGAGTTTACCAAGCTATAGGGGAGAAAAAGCCACAGAAGGTACGAATGTTTCCAGCGTAGGCTTGTCTCCAAATAGAGATGGAAAATATGATGCGTTCTATTTCTTTCATAACGATATACTGCATACACTTTTAAGCCCAGAAGCTTTCGTTCCGGGTTTCCATCAATATGTCAATTTAGAAATCGGATCAAGTTAAATTTTGTGTATAATACATATAGAACCGTTTAAAATAGGGAGAATTCTATGGCTGACATTAAATTTTATGCGAATATCAAAGACCAAAGCGGTGATGGTGAACTTATAAACCATGCTGCTGGTTCTGGTATTGGTTTTTATGGAAACGGCTTTGGTATTTCGGTTCCAGTTGGTGCCAAGCAAACGACAACTTTCGTTACCAATGCTATTGGTACGAATCAAGGCCCACAATTAAATAATACAGCTTTTGTTACGAGTGGAAATTTAACCACAAAAGGCACTATTAGTATCAATGGTGCAAGTGCTATCGATTTGGACAAGTTACCAAATTATCTCTGTCCACTCAATATTAGATTCACACATTCAGAACCGGTGCGTGTTCAGAATTGCCGTCTTCGCATTTTTGATCGTAACAATATAAATAATCACGCTAGCGGCGTTGTAACTTATGTTTATGAATCTAGACACCCAGCAACCGTGCAATCTGTAGTTAATCTAAGTCATCGCGGTCGAAGTGAAACTAGCTGGTATGAATTTGATCCCGTTGACGCTATGACAGATATGATATTTACAGCATCGCCGGGAGCAAGTGGCAAAAATACTAACACTCAAGATGCCAGCACTTCTCTTGGATATACTTCACAAGATGGCGTCACTCATCAGTCAATAAGACACGATTGGTATTTAGCACTTAGCTCAGAGCCAGTAACCGTAGGCAGTAAGACTCAATACGGTTTATACTTTACTCTTGAATATCTCTGAAAATAAGTAAGAATGAATAAGGGGGTAGTTTTTAATGCTACCCCCAAATTCTTCCCTCATCAATACTTATAGATAGGCAAGCAACGCCTGTTATATCCCCAGTGATAATATTGACTCACTGGTACTGTCACCGCTTGGTAGGGATATCCCCATACCATACGCTGTTCTACAACCGGTTGAGGTTGAACAACAACTGGAACCATTACAGTATAGGCCGGTGCTTGATACACCATAACCTGTAGATACGGTACTGGCTGTATAGGGGCAGTTACAACATTAGTAACATAAGTAACCTCACAAGCTTTTGCGTCTAATGACGCAAACGCAACAAGCAAAAATAAGATACTTGCAATTAATCTCATAAGCTCTCCTTTTTTATTCCGATTGCTCAGTCTTGGGATTCCATTTCACCCAACCATTGTCTGGCAACCACTTCCCATCGTTATCTTTTCGCTTTGGAAATAGACCGCCACCCTTCTTATGAACTCCGAAGGCGAGTCTAGCAGCACACTTTGAGCAACGTAACTCATAGTATTGGTTATCATCGACAGTTCGGACAACGAACTTTACATCTTCGTTACCGCACTTGCCACAAATATTCTCTTCGAAAACCTCTTGAAACTTATTTAGTTCACCAAATAAATCCTTCTGAGATTCCCCTTCTAGCTCTGCTGTAATCCTGCCATTTTTTGTAGTATATGTTAGTTTCATTAGTTACGCCACTCCTGTTGATAGCCGGTTATATCTTTTGGAATTAAATTCTTATCCCGCTGGTAATCATTGAGAACATCAATAATATCACTAGCGACTTTCTTAGAAACCTTTTTTCCGCTATCCACATTAAATTGCTTGAATAGCTTCTGTCCATCAATATTAAGTTGCTTGCACTTAACATCGATAAAATTGTACTGGGCATCGCTCATACGACTCTGATCATCGTACTCGCCTTCGCTACTGGCCTTAGTAGCAGAAATAGCACGAACAATCTTGGCTGTATCTTTCTTTGTAAGTTCTTCCGCAGCAACACCCTTAATCTTAAGAGCCTTTCGTAAAGCTCTTGCTTCTGCTCTTGTGCTAGCAATAGCAACAGCAAAAGCACAGAACATATCATCGGTATTGCCTTCCCAAGAGTCTGCTACTTCTGAATAAGTGACACCATTAGCAAACTTTACTGAAAAAACTACAGTAGCCCTACCGTGATGATCTTCTCTTTGAACTGGAAACACTTGTGTTGGGCCACTAAAAACAATGGTTCCTAATACTAGTTCTGCTACTCGCCTCAAGCCAGCAACGAGAGGATGACCATCTACTAGTTCTGATTCATGGAAAAGACCCATAGCATAATCATGCCATTCCGCACTAAGCATAGATGGGGCATTAGATTCAATCATATTTTTAACCGATGTATCAGTGTTACTAGGGGTGGATAATTCAACTCCTGCGAATAGATTCTCTGTCATTATTTCTGTGACTGTATTCATATTTCTATCTCAATATACCTTTCTGATTCTTTGGGAAACGACTTCTTTATTGTATCCAAGCAATTCAAAATGTCAACCCTCAATTTTTCTTTATCGGCTAAACACACGGAGTCCGATAGATTTTTTATTCTTACGATTACCATGCCCTTGCTTAAGATCAAGCCGGTTTTATGGAAATCTGCTTTAATTTGTTTTTGTAACTTTTCTTCGCCCCATATTGGAAGAAAGTGGGAAGGGCCGTCTACCTCTATTATAGTCTTGATCGACGGTACGTACATGTCGATTTCTAGATTCTCATTTTGAATCAATTGTTTTTTATGATATTCTACTCTGTATCCATGTTTCACAATTTCTTCATAAATAAACTTCTCTAGTTTTGAACCTTCTTTGCCAGCTAATTGTATGCTCTTTATAGCTGACTCAAGCATTTTTTCTTTCTCAATTTCTGGTATCTTCTGCCAACGCTCCTTGGCTTGTTTAATTTTATCCTCATAATCTTCCTGGCTCATGTCTTCCCAATACTTTTTGAGTCCAGAGCTTATCTTTATTTTTTCTTCGTGAGTTCTTTGTTTACCGCTAGTTGGATGAATAGAGATTCCTTTTTCGATAGCGTTCTTTTGCGCTTCGCTTTTAGTTTTAAGCTCAACGCCGCTTCTAATTAGAACTCTTCTAATTTTATTTGGATATGTTTTCATAGCTTCAGCTATTTCATATGTACTTTTATTTTGATTAGTATACATATCCACTATTTTAGCTTCATCCATTTTTTTGACCTTTCAGTATATCGACTATATTTTCGAAGTTTTTGCTTAGTCCAGTTGGGTTTTTGCCAGTGATTCTTTTTATGTAAGACGCATCCTCTTCGTTTCTGCATATTATTTGTACTCCACGCGAAATAGCAAATAATATATTTAATGCTTTGAGTTTATTCTCCCACCCATAGTAATAAAAAATATTTATCTTATTGACTATATTGAGTGAACTTATCAAGCTATTAAGATTTGTGACTATTAAATACCCATCAAAATTCCATAGGTCAGTACTATTGAATAGTCCAAAATTTAACTTTATGGGAGTATGACAAACCCCATTGTAAAATAAACTAGCATCCACAATCTTCTTATTTGCCAATTCTTTATTTAATTCTTGAGCTATACCTTCCATTTGATCGATATTGCTAAAATCATCGACATAAACTCCTATATTCATTGATCCCAAGCTCCTATCATATTTGAGAAATAATTGTTACCCATATAATAATCTCTTTCAAACCCAGCGGATTGTAAGAATGGATTTAACGTCGATCCTATATCTAGATAAGTATTATTCTCATTAGCCTCTGTTAGTCTATGACATAATATATTACCAAAAGGGCCACAGCAAAACAGAAAAATCATGTTCTTGAATGCTTTTTCACGAACAAGCCAAGTCAATTCTTGAACCAAATCCCAATCTTCTTTCCAAGCATTGTTCTTAACTGGAACTGTTATATATGGAGTAAATGGCAGATTATCAGTCTTAGCGTTTTCATTGCATACCAAAATAACTGGTCTGGTATTATAAAGAGGGACTATATTATCGACGTAGTATCTATAATTTGAATTTACCCAAATATCAGCCCAAGTTAAATGATCTTCGTTTTGCCCACTTAACCCCTTCATTTCTTTATGAGTTTTTAATCCAAAAACATTAACGCATGTTACTCCAACAAAATACCTAGGATTTTTATATTGAAAAGCTGCGATTAGTTCTTGTCGTTTTAATTGATCTTGTTGATCATTTGGATCAAACCAAAACTCTTTGTTATTAAGTTGGTTATTGGTCATGACTGCCCATTCACCATCACAGAACTTAGAAAAACTTATATTTTCACCGTTCTCTAAAGCCTGCTTTAGAATCTTTATATCTTCTTTGAAGCTTTTATTTGGTGGAGTCGTGAACTTCATTTTCTTTCTCCTGCTCCGTTTCTTCTGCTACTATAGGATAGCCCATCTGTCTAACAAAATTCCAATATCTATTCATGCCTATATTAGCATTATAATCCATAGAAATTGCAACTGGCTCTTCACCATATCTGATAGCTGTATCTGGCATCGATCCCCATAAGTCCTTATCATTTTTTGGATGAGGAGGCACATAAGTATTTAATCCGAAATGTTTCTTAACGGCGTATGAAAGATGGGTATCTTCTCCGTATCTCATTGGAGAAACTTCTGGCATTTCTGCCCAAAACGCTCTTAGCCAAGTTTTTTCAAAAAACCAAGAGTGACACCCCATATCAACCCTAACCGTAGTTTCATTTGGGTTGCACCATCCTATAGCCGTATAGCTCTCTGGTGCTGGATAAGAAAGATCGTATCCGGCATTGGCTAAAACTCCCCGTGTGCTTAAAACCCCATAATGAGTTTGCATTGTTGTCAAACAATTTTCTAGCCACTTTTTTCCGGGTATTGTATCATCATCCATTACGCAAACATACTTTGTTCTAGCATTGAGAGCCATCACAAATCTGCCCCAGCTTCCATAATCACTATTAGCTATAACAGAATGACACTCATTAATAATATTTTGATCAAAATCTAGGCTAAGTTTATCTGTTAAATTTACCCATAGCATTATTTCAAAATCTTGAACCGTTTGCTCCTTTAGTGCAGCATATTGTTCTTTTAGAGTGTGCGGTCTTTTGAATCCGTTTAATACAACTGTAATACTCATGATATTCCTCCAATTAATTTGTCTATTTTATTTAGATATTCACTTGAAGGTAATTGTGAGAGTATAGACTTGACTCTATGAAAACAGGTGTGCCTATCAAGTAGTTTTGTTCTCAATTCTGACTTATCCGAATTTGGATCGCATATATCTACTTCTGTTCTGAATATTTTTTTAATTTTATCCGAAACCATTTGTCTGAGTTGTTTGTCATCAATATCATATCCCACAGATTTTCCATAATAAATAGCATCATATAAAATTTGAGGCACCGTTGATCCAAAGCTTCTAAAAATGAGTAGGTCATAATTGCTATAAATATTAGATAATTGATTTATTGGCAGCAGTATATCAACATCGTTTTCTAGATTTTTGTTATACGATATTGTATGATACGGACAGTCAAAATGCTTTATATGATCTTTGGATAAAACTATTTGTCCGACTTTTATAGAATATGGCAAGTTACCCTTGCTTAAAAATAAATCTGCTCCAAATCCTATTTTTGCTAGTCGAGCTTCAGATTTGATTTCCGACTCATCGCTATTAGTGAATAGGAAAGCTACAGGCACTTCGTGTTCTTTTAGTATTCTTTCCGTGTTATCCACTACTTGTTGATTAGCTCCGGTGATATTGATAATAAGTTGAATTCCACCATTCTCTTTGATATAAGAGATCACATCGGACATAATGCTTGTGATGTGGGTTATGTAGTAATTTGGCTTAACTGTATCGAATATATCATAAGCACTCACTTTCGATGGATTCCAAAGAACCGACTTGCACCCTATGTCTCTTAAAGTGGCATCAATATACATAGGTTCAGTGTGCGTGAGTGATGAATAATTACCAATAATAAAATTCATATATTTTCCTTTATAGCATGATATGTTTTAATGTTGCTTATTTTTTGAAGCTTATGTTTATTTGGTATGCACTTTATCCTGTGTTTGGTTTTGAGTAGTTCATTTAGTGCTTCAAATAAAAATTTACTTTTGTTATCCTGAGACACTATTATTTTTCTAAATAATTCTACTGTCTCAAAGTTATGCAAGTATAATATTTCTGACCATATTGTTCTTGCTCCAAAAGAAAAATACTCTGCATCATGCTTCTCGTTTATATTTATTCCTATTTCTAAATTTTCAGAAGGATTGGTTTCTGTCAAGACGCATGTTTCGTCATTTTTGATCAAAGATAGACTCTTATTATTTAATAGTAGATTACCATCACAAATCAATACCTTATCGTTCAGAGTATTATTAAGTGCTATTCTAGCACTCTCACAAGAGTTGCAACTATTAAACATTTGATTCTCTACTATTCTTATATTGACCTTATTATGATATGTACGGATATATTTACATATTTTTTCTGTATCGAAGCCTACGCACAAAATAATCTCATTATTGAGAAAAGTCTGCTGTATAGCCTGTATCTGAAGATCAATCAATCTTTTCTTTGCTATACTTATTAGCGGTAAAGGTCCATAAGATTTCATTCTATACCCCGGAGAATCGCACAGCAAGATAACCGTCATCAACTCAGAAGTTGGCTTGGGTAAAAATCCAGCTTTTGGTGATGTAATGCATTTCGTTTTCATAATCAAATATCTATATACATGCCTATGTTTTTTGCAGTGTTAACAATATCGTCTATATTGTTTTTATAATTATCGATTTGGCTATTGGCATAATTCATTCTATATGCCATATTAGAAATTACCAAAACTTCGCCACATTTAGCGATTATAAACTTTTCCAGATTTTGATTAACTAAATCATTCAGCTTATTTAAGTTTGCAAAATCAAAATCGCCGGAAACAACCATATGGCAGTTTCTTTTGGACTTTAATACAAATTCATGTAGAAATTGCTTGGATTCTAAACAAGCAGAAATTTTGATAGTCTTATTGCGAGAATATATGTCTAGAACCATAGACTTTACATTCGATGGCGAAACGTAATTGTGAAATAAATTAATGTTAGTTTTATTCTTGTAATATTCTATTTTGGGAATAGTATCAATTAGATAATTTCTAAATTCCTCTGACATTTCATTGCAATCAATCATAATATCAAAATTAAGCGTAGATTCTTCCATAGCTTTATCCAAATTTTGTACGCCGCCATTCCAAGTTAATGGCCTGTACAGATTACAAAATTTATTCACAACATAGAACTCTTTTTCATTATCATAAGCTTCGATAATGTCTGTTTTATCAAATTTGTCTATCCTGTTGGCAAAACATCCAACTTGAGTTAATCCGCTATATATTGCGAAAATACAGTTTTTGCAACTAGTTTGAAGCCTGCGATCTTGTGACTGAAATTTCATAATTATATCCCTTGATTGATGATTTGTTGATTGTCAAGTTTTTATTCTGTAGCAATGAAATTATATCACTTACATTGTATATTCCACGCTTAGAAAAGATTAGTTCATTATATTTCTGAGTATTTAAATTACCCAGTAAAATATCTCTAGACACGATGGACAATTCAGTACCGCCAATCACTAGTTCGCTATTAAATCTCATCCTGCTTTTAACATCTTCTAGAAACGTGTCTATAAATTGGACAGGGATACTATCTAGAGCATCGGTAGCTAAAATAGATTGAGCAGCATTATTTGGAATTTGTCCCAAATCTACTTTCCCGTATATAATAGGGATCATCACATATCCCTCTATAACCTTGTCAATATTCTCAGTAATATAAACTTTCATCTTATTGAAACCTCATAAGTTATATCGAAAATTTCATTCCACTTTTTAATAAATGTATCCTCTGAAAAACGCTCTAATATAGTTTTTCTAGCATTTTCTCCAAGAGTTTTTTGTAAATCTTTGTCTTTGAGAACTTTCTTCAAATAGATTTGTAATTCTTTTTCGTCATTTGAAATAAACCCATTTACTCCATTTTGAATAATTTCTGGTATCATACATGTAGCAGTCGAAACTACAGCACACCCACAACTCATAGCTTCTAGTAAAGACGTTGGAATAGGGCTTAAAGTTGAGCTATTGAAATATACTCCACACGAATTATATTCTTGTACTAATTCTTCTGTGGATGATGCTGACTTCGATAAACCCTTAGTATCTCCAACGAGTTTTGTTTTGAATGTATCAGTAACCCTTTGCCAGCCACTGTAATTGAGGCAATAGTCTCTATTTACAAAATCATTTGCTACAGTTAGAACATAGTCTTGCTTTTGTTCTTCATTTGGTTTAAATGTTTCAGAATCTATACCATGATGGACTACCATAGAATTATATTTTATATTCCAAGCTTCCATAGAAAATTTGGATATAAATATATTGATATGTCCCACCATCTTTGTCATTGCTTCTATATTTTCTTTACTAAGTGTTTGCGGGGTTGGTAAGGTATGTTCTAGACATATAATTGGAATATTTAACCTTTGATTTATTTGCTGTGCAGCTTGATACTGCCAATACTTACTTTGTACCAATATAAAATCATATCCAATAAAATCGCATATATTTGATTCTGGAAGGATATAATAATTAGATGGGGTGGGTAATTGTAAAGAATTCCACTTTTTCAGATTTGGCAAGTGAAATGAATAAAAATTATGTCCAGTTTTGCAAAGTTGAGTTTCATACCTTTCGTGAGTTGGGAAGGTAAGTATATTATATTGCTCTGGTTTTGTTTTATTAGCTATACTAATCAATCTTTCTACGGAATTATTAATCATTTAGAGCATCCTTCATTTTTTGTCCGATTTTATCATAAGAGAATTTAACGGCTTGTTTTATTCCAGCCTGTCTATCTATAGAATCGCCCTTCTCATAATAGAATCTCATAGCTTTTTTGATTTCTTGCTCACTAGGAGTAAACCATTCTTCTCTTCCAGTAAATAAATTTGGAAAAGCCGGATCAGAGTGATTACAAACAGAGTATACTCCGTTTACCAACCACCCAGTATCTGTATTATTTTCGTCTATAAATTCTCTAGGACCACCCTCTTTACTACATATTGGGGTTTTTCCAAAACACATAGCATCAAATGCTGGGATAGACCACCCTTCTCCGTGAGATGGGGCTACAAAACAATCACAAGATTTATGGATAGATAATATCTGATCATCTGTTAGATCATCACAGATAATGAGTTCTTTATGATATTGATTTATATCACTATATATTCTTAGTTCTTTTTTAATAGTAGAACAAATATTAGTAACATGTTGAAATAAGTCTTTGCCATTGATTCCAAACTTTTTGACTTTTAATATCAAGCTAACCGGTTCAAAGTGATGAAATTCGCTATGAAAACATCTGATAATAGACTCTATATTTTTTCTATCATTTAGATCGCCTATGTAGTAAAATTTAAACTTATGATTACTTGGTCCAAAATTAATGCTATTTTTTGTAGCCTCATATTTGTTTAAGTCAGAAGCGTATGGTATTACTTTTACAGTCTTTACTCCGTCATTAATCAAAGACTCTTTTAGAGACTCGTTAGGAACCCAAACCTCGTCCACTATTTTGAGATTAGTTATCCAGTTATTATATCTTAGTGTGTTGGATTCCCCTACATAATATGCAATGTTTTTCTTAAATTTCTGCGTACCAACAATATGGTGAGGTAAAACATTTTGTATACAAAAATCTATGTTTTGCAACGATTTGTTTTCTAGAGATAAAATTCTTTTGTCAATTTCTGGTTGATAATTAGTTAGCTTTATATTTCTAGCAACAATATCTATTCCAGCAGAGCTTGCTGCAAGTAAAGAATTTATAGCCGCATGTGACCAGCCACTGCCTTCTTTGTAATGTCCTATAAATAATGTTTTCATATAAGTCTAAATGCCTCTGCTCTTTTTTGTTCCCAAAAATTTCTTCTGTTGCATAACCCTGCCATTTGTTGATAAGCTATATTAAAATCAAACGGCATTCTCCCCTGTTTACCATCAAAGGCGGCTGAACTCTCGTTAAAATACATACCTCCTGTCGTGGAAGTAGTGGCTTTGTACATCAAGTCTCTGACTAATCGCGCTTCCATAAAACTGTTGATTTTATCTGGTTCGCAAAGCACCTTTGTTATTAACCATCTAGCTAAGTCTTGGTGACTAGCATTTGGTGGTAATGTTTCTGGTTTTGGTTCTGGCTTAAAAATACGCAGAGGGGATTTCCATGTTAAGTCTTCTGGTAATATATTAACACTGTCGAAATAATCTTCCCAAGCTTTTCCGCTTTGATTCCACTGATAATGTTTTAGAAATGCTTGTCTAGTTTCAAAGCCCATCTTTTTTCTCATACTAATAGGCTGATTAAAGAATTCTATTAATTTTTGTGCTGCTAATTCGTTATCTGGAACTGCTCTTAGACATCCTGTTTCTAGTTCTTTGTATAGAGCTTTTGGCTTTATTGGTATTCCTCCAAGATTTCTAACCACGCTTTCCATAGCAGAGTAATCGGTAGCCATAACTGGAATTCCACACGCTGCCGCTTCCACTTGTGGCAAACCGAATCCTTCACAATTAGCATACTGAACATATATGTCAAACAGATTTATTATCTTGGATAAATCCTCATACTCTACCCCATTCTTTACATTAGATAGAGAGGCACCATATTGTCCAGTATATGGTGACTGTGCTACCGCCCCCTTGAATAAAGACACAAACGGTCTATTGGTTTGGCCGCATATGTATGTAAACAATACTTTAGAAGATAGCTTGTATTCTTGAAGTAGCTCTGGTATGTCCCACCCCAAATCTGGATAGCTAGTATGACAATACAAATAAAAGTTTGAGTTGTCATCAACGTTATCAAGCAATATACGAAATGCTTTAAATAGGTCGGGGTATAGTTTTCGCCTCTGATTACGCATTACTGTACCAATAATTTTAGCGTCTGGATCGATTCCCAATGCGGATCGTAGCCCAGCCCTATCTTCTATTGGAGTATATGCACCGTGGGCCGAAGGTGGTGCTATCCCAAGATATTTAATTTTGCCACCAGATTGTTCTTTTAATACTTCTCCAGCCCATTCCGAATAAGTTAAACAAGCATCAGCTGATTCATAGGTTGATATCCATTGTCTTGCTTGAGGTTTTGCATCTACTGTTGGCATAATGCACCATTTAAAGAATTTTCTATATGGTGATCTTTCTGCAAAATCCAACATCCAAAAGTCTCTGATATCACAAACTATATCTGGTTGGAAATCCAAGCAAACGGGTTCAAATATCCACTCACCGAATTGAGCTATAGGATTATTAGCATATTGAGATTTTTCTTCTTCTGATGCATCCTGCGGAGGAACAACGCCATAAAACTTCCAAGGAATATTGGAGGCTCTACGATCATTTCTCTCGCCATATGATGCTAATTCTGCTAACTCATATTTGCCAGTACTATGTAAATAGTTTAGTATTTCTCTAGTATATGTGGCGTATCCGGTATTTAAGAATGTAGCTTCGCTACAAAATAGTATTCGTTTTTTTCTCATTTTATCAATCTTCAAAGTCTTGGTGACAAAAATCAAACTCATTGATTCTAAAAATCACAGAGCGATTATCCTTGGATACATTTTTTGCAGAAGCCAAAACATTTAATTTGGTTCCCTTTGTCGCATACTTTTCTAAGGTTTCAGCACCGGTATGCCAAGCTTCGCAGTAAAGATAGGTTGGTATTCTATTCTTTTCGCCATTTTTGGTTTTACGATAAGTATAAACTACCATTACAAATTCTGCTTTTACAATATCATCTATGACGGATATTCTTGGATTTTCTACTAAATATCCGGTAAAAGAACACATATTCATTAGTTTAGTCTCCTTGATCTTAATATTTTAGCAAGAACATGTTCAAAAAACACACTACACTTCGTGTATTTGATTAACAATGAACGAATTATCATTTTCGCCAACAGAGCCACAAAAGATTAGATTATTGCCTTCATATAGAACGTATTTGTATTTATCTTTTACTTTAGGAAATACTATCACGCTATCTAACATGCAAGTATCATCCTCTATAGTTAAGAACGCCATCATCTGACCCTGTGATTCACCCTTGGTTATTTTATATTCCGAAATACGCTGCACATTGGCAACTACGCATAAGTCTTTACCCTTTTTGCCATTTATAATTTCTTTGCAAGTTGTATTGGCCGCTGATGTATCAGAAGTTTCTACCTTTGTCATGCTCACCGGACAACCCAAAAACTTTACTTCTTGGTCTATTAACCAGCTTGGCTCGTCCTCTAGATCATATGGTGGATTAATTAAAAGCTGAATTTCATTCTCTATTGCTTGTTTTCTATCAGCTTTACTTGTGCCGCCACCCTCTTTTTTCGTTGGAGCCAAGTCTGTTAAGCAGTCTACGAATGTTTTCCACTTTTTATCTGAGTACTTTTCTTTGATCCAAGTTTGTTCAGCTTTGGTTAAAACTCTATATATCTCGTAATCATATAAAGCCTTATTTCTTGTGATCTTATCTTCAAAATCTCTAAAAAATCCAACTGATGCTAATGCCTTAAATGCTGTCGAGCTAATCTTTGGGCTTAGATATAGTAATATCTCTAGCCAGTTAAACTTTGTGATGGGCTTAGATAGTTCAGTTTCTGCTTCTTTAATGGATTCTATTAGCTTGTCGCCCGTCTTGCCCGTCAATGACTTTATATCTTTAATCCCAAAGTAGATTTTACCCTTAGTAAAATTGAATTTACTAGCATAGTTTGCCAGTGAAGGGGTCTTGACTTGTATATCGAATAGTTTAGCTTCTGAGATTAATTCGTATGTTTCTCTCTGTGGGTCTTGTTTTTCTATGGCATGATACAAATATGATAAAAAGAATTCTTGGGTATTGTGCGCCTTAAAATAGGCACTCCAATAAGAACATACGGCATATGAAACGCTGTGGGATTTATTAAATGCATATCTTGAAGACTTTTCAATCCATCCGAAGATTTGTTCTGCTTCTTCTTTGGTGACTGTATTAACCTTCTGTGCGCCCTCTATAAAAGACTTTTTAACTTCGTTCATAAGAGCCGCGTTTTTCTTACCAATAGCCTTACGAAGAACGTCAGCCTCTTGAAGATTAAATCCCGCAATCTTTTGAGCAATACGCATAGATTGTTCTTGATAAACAAGAATACCATACGTTGGCTTTAGTATTTCCTCAAGGGCTGGATGAAGATATGTGACTTCTTCACGACCGTGTTTTCTATCAACATAGTGCTGTGTCATGCTTTTGCCGTCAACAAAAGCCTTTAGGGTTCCCGGTCTAATAATTGCTATCAAGGCCGACAATTCTTCTAAATTAGTTGGTGCTAGCTTTTTAGACCAAGATTTACCAAGGTTACTCTCTAGCTGAAAGATACCCTTAGTTTTTCCTTCTGCAAATAATTGCCAAGTGGCTTTATCGTTATAATCCATTTGTATCTTCCTTTAGTTTATCAACTAGTTCATCAATAGTCATCTTTATAGTATTATTATGTGATTGATTGTTATTTTTATGAGTAGCTTCCATGTGACAATTATGACATAATAATCTACACTTTTTAATTTCTGATATCAATTCTTCTGTGCTATGTTTTTTGCCATATAACATAAACATTCCACCAGCACAACTTCTTTTGGAACAACCATTTTTAGTTATTTCAGCTTTTTCAAATCCCGGTAAATGATCAAAACATATCGCTGCTGGGTGCTTATTGTATCCACAATTAGAACACCCATTAGACAATTTGTATTTATCTATCCAATGTTTTCTGTGTGCTATTGTTTCTTTATTATTCATTTGATATAAAGAGGATTATTTGCAAATGCCTTATCAAAAGTAATATTCTGATATACTGATCTGTGGGTCTTCAGTAGCTTTATAAAGATATTAGCTGAATCCTTAACGTCTTGTAAAGCGTCGTGTGCGTTTTCTTTACTTAGACCCATTCGTTCTCTTAGCGAATCCATACTTATAGACTTGATACTTGGATCGCTCTCTGTCCAAGCAAAGACATTATCCATAATATCTATCTTATATACTTTGCTAAATAACTTTTGTTGCTCACGCTCAGTATCCCAAGGTCCAAATTCTTTGCATAGTCTATTAATAATATGCATATCAAATCCAATAATATTAAATCCAACTGGTATTGGAGCAAAGAATGGTTCGCCCTTCCAATTATACTGATCAACGAACTTTGTGAATTTGTTCCATACAGATTTCAATGACGGTGCTAGCTCTAGTTTTTCTTTAGTCTTGCCAGTAATTCTCAAAGCTTCATCTTGAATTGGATCAAACCCTGCCGCAATAGCCTTGTCATCGTCTAAGATGGGTTTAATTTCACTATTAAATGTTCCCTTAAGATTCAGGCTTCGACCATCTAATGCAATAGCTGCAATTTGTGTCGGCTGAGTCTTGTGTGGATTTCTTGAGCCTGTTTCAAAGTCAAATATGATATAATCTCTATTAGCCATTTATTGTTTCCTTGTCTTTAATAAACATCAATTTATCTAATAAAGAAAGACCAAGCACATCAAACTTGACATGACCAAGACTTTCTAAATCAGACATTTCTAGACCAGCTATCTTTTCAGATGAATCACGCTGATCCACCATTGGGCAAACATTGTACAGTTCGTGTTTAGATATAACTACGCCAGCGGCGTGTTTTCCTTGAGTTTTAAATGTTCCTTCAATCTTTATTGCTTGATCAAAATATTCTGCATAATCTCCAGATAATTTCCCATCTTCATCTATATGGCAGAAATCACGTAATTCATCCGCATTGTGAATTAAAGCCCAGCGAATGATAGACCTATCTTCATCATCCATGTCTGCCAACTGATCTGAAATTTCAGCTTCATTAGGAATGCTCTTTGTTATAGCGTTCATTTCTGCAAAAGAACACGCCTCATTGATACGCAATACTTCTTTAATAGCACTACGCCCCTGTAGTCTACCAAACGTAATCATTTGACTAACATGATCGTTGCCATACTTATTCTTTAAATATAGTAATACATCATCGCGTTTTTTTGCTGGAACGTCCATATCAATATCTGGTAGTGAAATATGATCAGCACTATTTCTACCAGCGTTATAAAATCTAGAAAATAGCAAATCGAACTCCAGCGGATCAATCTTGGTAATGCCAATAAGATATGATATCAGACATCCAGCGGCTGAACCTCTACCGGGACCAGATAGCCACCCTTGATCATTCACGTACTTTATAATGTCTTGAACGATTAGAAAATATCCAAAGAGATTAGCACCCTTAATAACATCAAACTCTTCTTTGAATCTTTCTAAATACTTCTCTTTATCTTCTGGCTTAGATACCTTGTCGCCGTCTATCAAAAGACCCTTCCATCCTACGCGACACAATTCTTTTAGATAATCTTCTTCTGTTTCCCCGTTTGGGCATGGAAATGCTGGTAGCATTGGCTTGCTAAGAATATCATATTCTTCACAACTATCGATGATAGTATTAATATGTTCAGCATCTTTCTTAGAAGCTTCCGGCAGTGCTTTTTCAAAAGTTGACTTTGACCACACGCAAAGGTCATCATGTGTAAATTGATACTCTAGTTCTTTTGATAATTCACCCTTATGAATTTGTTTATGAACTTTGGGTAAGGTAGTCTTTAATTCAGAACACAATAAAACCCTATGTAGTTTAGCATCTTCGCTATGAACATAGTAGCTAATAGGAAATAGTTTAGAGTTATTAGAAACGCTAATTATATTATTCTTTTTCAGAACCTTGTTAAGTATATCGCTAGGAACATTTTCACTCTCATCTAGAGAAGAAACTATCTTAATAAGGTCGAACCAGCCATCCTTATTCTTGGCAAATAACGTGAAGTCATCAAATGAACACCCAATAATGGGCTTAATGCCGACCTTTTTACAAGCTTTATAAAAGCGCACAGCGCCAGATATGGTTTTATAGTCAGTAAGACCACAGGCTATATAGCCTTCTTCTTTGCACTTTTGTGCTAGCTCGTCTGGCTTAGAAAAACCTTTTAGCAAACTATAGTGTGTGTAATTTCTTAATGGACACCAATTCAAGATTATTCTCCTTCGCAAAACTTAAGAGTTCAACTAACTATTATACATCAATGCAACGGCGCTTACAATACGAGCTAATACTAATTTTGCTCGTCGTTCTGTTGCCTATCTGTAAATACTTTATCTAGTTTGTGGACAAGCCCACTTCCTATGTGCGTATAAAAACATGGTAAAATACCATGTATTATTAAATACGCCCCAGCCATGACGCACTCTAATCCATGTAATATTGCAAAATTCAAATGTTGTGAGTAGGTCATCTTATTTTCTGCAAGATGACCCACCCACCTATCATATAGTGTTTTTACCACGATTTACACGCCCAATATCTAGCTTTCCACTTTGGGCCGGGATTATCACAATTATGTCTGGCTCTAAAGCTTTTTCTTCTTTCTGGAATATTTTTCTTGATTGTCATATTAGGATCACCAAAACGAACAATAACAACATTCCCGCTTTCATTCTTAACGTAAACTGCAAATTTCTTAGGACCATTCGATGTTCTAAATGGTTTATTTAGTGTTACTTTGCGACCTTGATATTCTGAGGCTTCGCCTTTATAGATTAGGATTTTACCATCTTTTTCGTAATATCCTTTTCTTCTATATGTATAGATTTCTCCACTTTGAGGGTCTTGATATTCATAAGCACCCTCTTCCTCTTCCATTTTTGGTTCTTCTGTTTCAAGCTCTGATGGCTCTTCTATTTCTTCGTCGCTGGTATATTCGTCTTCGTACTTTCCGGGTTCGTAGTACTTAACAAAATCATAAACATTTTGAACATAAATTTCTGCCTTTGATATCATATCTTTTGTCCAATCTTGGAATTCAACTGATAATGACATGCCTTTTAGCTTCATTACAATTTCCATCAATTGATCATGCATCTTTTGAATTTGTTCCAAAGCCATTTCATCTCCACCATCTGATTGAGCTTTCTTCCAAGATTCGGGGTCTGGACGATCTGGATCACCACGCTTTGCTGGCTTATACTTCTTTCCTAATCTTTCCTTCTTTTTCCTAATATTTTCCCATAAACCGGGTTTTGCTACAGATACATCCCACTCTTCTGTTTCCTCGCCAAAATCTTCGTATTCTGCTTGACTTGGAATATATAGATTATCTTCTGTGATTTCTTCTTCGTATCCAAATAATTCTAGCTGTCTTTCGAAATCTGCCGCCTCTACGCAGTCACAATCTGCCGTGGCTTGTCCAATACATATAGCCACTCTCTGCTTTTCATCTGGGTAATCTTTTTTCATTACCTCATTACTCATGCAACGAGAAACGAAATTTGTTTTATCTTCATCTTTATTTCTGCGAGGAATAGGCATCATTGTCTCCTAATTAAGTGTTTGTTGTATAGCAGCCTGTAAAATATTATCAACACTGCTAGGTGGTATTCTTTCGTAAAAATATTGCTTAATATCAGATATCATTTGATGATTTGGGTCTTTTGTTATGTCTAACCATCCAACAAAATAATTCCAGATTCTATCTTCAAGTATTAATGGATACTTTACCCCATTAGGTCTACTAAAGCGATGGTTCCATCTTAGTTGTGGCAAACATATATTTTTACCACCCCACTGTCTAAACTTTGCTGCTATGTACCCTTCCTCTGCACCGAATCCTTTAAAATGAGGACTGATACCTTGCCAAGCAGATTTTTCAAAAGCTAACAATCCCATGCCTTGCATTTCGATTTCAAATGGTTCACCAGCATCGTATGCTGCTTTATTTGTTTGCCATGTGCCATACATATCGCCACTCCATTTTTGATCAAAATTGGTCGATATATTATGTAAATCATCATACCACAATGGGCCTTGTACTAAGTTTTTACAATTAGGATTATGAGAAAAATAATGAAGAAGTGCTGATATAGCTTGTGGCTCTAATAATACGTGGCAATCCATTATAAGAATGTATCTTCCTTCGGCATGATCGACAGTTTTGTATTTATTGAAAGAGCTTGGAACGCCAGTATATGGTATATATTTACCTATTACTTGATTTTCTATAAAAGTTTTGCAAGCTTTACCGTGTTCGCTACTGGGATTTCCATCTAGTAGAACAAACTCAACGGCGTCAGTTTTACATATATCATGGTAAATTCTTAAAGCTTGGATGGAGAAAAAGACTCCATCATAATCATCATGGGTTGCCATAGCAATAGTAAGTAATTTATTTGACATTTTAGCCTCTTAGCCGGGAGCAGAATAAAATCCTATATCAAAGCCTTTTCTGGTGCAATCTTTAATAGTTTGCTCCATTCCATTGTTTTTAAGGCTATTCTCAATATGTATACACATATTATCGTTGGTTCCCGGCCAGTTGTTCTTGCAATAGTGGCATAATTTGGTACATTTCCAATTCTCCCTATTCTGAGAAATAGGCTGCGGGGTATTGTTATTTTTAATATCTTCGAATCTATTTTTCAGCATTTTAAGGAATTTATGCTCATCTTGCTTATCAAAACACATAGAGAATGGTCCTCCATCCTTGATAAAAAAGATACTCATAATAGACTGCTTATACTCTGGGAAAAGCTTGGAAATAGCATAATTATATAGCAATAATTGGGGATCAGAGCATAGTTTATCGTATGTTTTCTCTTCTCCGGTTGCCCAATCTAATCTACGGCCAGTTTTCCAGTCTATAACCTCTATTATACCCTCTGAGGACTCTGTTACAAGGTCTATGGTTCCTTTTATAGCCAACTGTCCCTTAACTTTTTGGCCGTTTATTTCGTATTCATAAAAAGCCCAATCCTCATCAATTGGTATATCAAAATGTGGTTCTGCTGCTACAATGTGGCGATATCTAGGATCAAATTGACCATCATTATATGATAATGTGTTCCATACTAGGTCTGCACATCCGCTATGGTCGCCTTTTGTAAAATTATGCTTAGAATCCTTAGTATAAAAATCAAAGCTTCTTTGTATGATTTCTTTCACAAAGTCATCTGTAAACAGTTCTGACTTTTTAGATTCTACTTTACCAAGAGCATCATCGGTCACAATTAGCTTATTTTTGTTTGGATTATCTTGATTAAACTTTTTGAGTTTTGCCAAAGTTTCCATTACTTTGTGAACTATCGTTCCTAATTCTGCCTTTTTACCACTATCTGCTTGGTGTCCTAATACATATGTAATAAAGTATTGCATTTGGCAATACGCATAATTATTGTAACTTGATGATCTAATATAAGTAACTAGCATATTATCTCCATATCCAAGTATTATTTTTTAGTTCTTCGCACAAGCCTTCTAGAGTAATATTGCTATTATCTATGACCAGATCAAAATTAGACCAATCAAAATTGTCTTTATCTAGGGCCACTTCTGGTTCCGATTTACTATCAAAAATATTTCTCGTTAACCTAATTACAATGCCACCAGCATCTTTAATTGCTTCGACTTCATTAGGAAATCTTACATCTGGAACTATAGCTATTTGAGATTGTTCGCTCAATATTCTGTTTAGAGAATACTTGCTCCAAGCATTATTCTTTATCTTTCTAATAATCTTGGTGCCAAAATATTCTAGAAATTCTCTAACTGTCATGAGTCCGGTTTTGTTGTCATTGTTTGGCAGAGTATCCCAAGAAATATCGGTTAATTGATTTTTATCGTCATCATTACCATATACATGAATAGGATTGAGTCCAAACAGATTGATAGCCATTTCCTTAAGCGGATCAGCAAAATGATAAATCTTTATGTAAGGCCACAAGCCTATATGGGCATATTCTGTGAATTCTGAATCTTTTCTTGTTACATCGAAGACGCCGAATCCTAATTCGCCATTAGCATCTGTTGTTTGAACAACTAGCTTTCCGTCGTTATCTATGTAGAAATCCTTCACCATCTCCTTACGATGAAGAACATCCCCATTGATATAATTAGCGACAGTGTTTTTACCGGATTGTTTCTTACCCGATATTCCTATGATTTTCATGAATTAAATCCTTTGATTTGTGGCAATATTTTTTCTTTGACTTGATCTATGGACATGTCGCCAACATCTTTGGCAACTAATTTTGGAAATGTTAGTTTGTACATTCTATTTAATTGTCTTTGAAGCTGAGTCTTTGATTCTCTACCGGCTTGGTCATTATCTGTTAGTACTATTATATGCGTGAGAGGCATTTTGTGTAATTTGTTTTCTTGCTCTCTACTAAGTGTTTTTCCAAAAAGGCTCATTACGTTGTGAATACCAGCTTCGTATAGCCTCCAAACATCGCCTTGACCCTCTACTAAAAATAAAGTCCCTGTCTTATTGACTTGCTCTATAGCTCTATGATAATTATAGAAAAAGTCGCACTTATTGAAACCCTTCGGATATATTAAGAACTTAGGGGACTTATATTCTTTTATAGTTCTTCCTATCATCCCAACTATATGTTTGCCCTCTTCGTCATGAATAGGTATAACTGCTCTATCATACATCTTGGATGTTGAGCTAGTACAGTCACCAACGCCAAAGTGGTTTATGGTTTCTTCTTTGAAGCCTCTGCCAATAAAATATTTTGATGGGTACGATAATTTTTCTATTTCTATTGGATCAGATGATTTTTTGTAGCTTTCTTCATTTATAATATCCACTAGCTTTGTGAATTCATCACTGTAATTTTCAACTGGTGCTGGAGTTGTGGTTCTTTTAAGGTCTAATAAACCGCAGGCCCATTTAAGAGCTTGAGAAAATCCTACGTCGTGACCCTCTCTATTAGAAAGTGTTCCACGTATTAGTCCAAAAATATCATTTCTATATTGATGTTGACAATCTCTAGTCCAGCATTTCCATATTCCTTTATCTACAGAAAAGGAGAAAGCCCTAGGATTATCGCTAGACTCATGAACTGGACATGTAGAATATATGTTGTCTCCAAAGACTTCACATTTCATATCTAGCTTTTCGAATACTTCTATAGCTCTGTTATTCAGAGTCTGTTTGATCTTCTGTAAGTCCATCTATATTTAGTTTTTCTAGAGTTTCGTTGCTAACTAATCCAGTATCACCAATTGGTTGATTTTTAAATTCATTGCGAGTTTTGAGTTCTCTCAGTTTAGAGTGAGAACCCTGCATCAACATATTTATATAGTCTCCATCGTCTAGTCCAGAGCCGTGTCTAGCTACGATGGGAACTAATTTGCGATTTCCAGCATTTGGACCATCTTCTGCCAATTCTTCTGGAGATTTGATTTTGAAGATAGTGAAAGATGTACATAGCCAAATTAATCTATCTGATCCGCTAACAGCGTCAGTACTTTCTTTAGTTATACCATCACGATTTAATTGCACGAATGATAAACATGGTATATCTAGCTTTACGCAAAGATTATGCAAAGAAGTAATTTGAAAACCTAATGCTTGATATTCTTGAATATTATTGGTAATAGAACTAGAAGACATCAATTTCAAATAGTCATAAATGATAACGCAGTCATTTGTTTTCCCGCTAGAATCTGTTTTTACTTCTTGCATTACCCATCTTTTAATGAGATTTAGAATTTGTTCGAAAGGCTTTCCTGCTACACTGATGTAACTATAAGGTAAGGATTCTAGCTTTTTCATAGCTTCGACTACCTTTTCATGTTTTTCTTCGTCATCTATAAATCTGCCAGTAGCAATTTCGTTAATTGGAACGCCACTAATGTTAGCGAGTAATCTGTTTAAATGATCTTCCTTGCTCATTTCTGTATCAAGCATAAGAACAGGATATCCTTTGATGGCAACATTGAGAGCAACATTGTCACCAAAAACGCTTTTGCCAACCTTGGGTCTAGCGGCAATAAGATCAACACATTTTCTTCTAAGACCTCCACCGATAGCTTCATCAAATCGTGTAAACCCAGTGGGAATCCCTATAATATCGCACTTATTGTTTTCTAGGAACTCAATATACTGTTTTATATCCTTGCCGATCTTTTCTGGATTTTCTGCACCATCATCTTCTCTTAGAAATTCCGTTACTGGATTCTCTAGTATTTGAATAATGTCATTGATAGATTCTGTACCAGTAACATCATCAATATCTTTATGAATTTTAGCGGTGAGTTTTTTAATTTTACGAGCAAATTCAAACTTTTTAAGTTGTATTCCAAAACTGAATATATTTTCTCTGCTGATGGGAAAATCTAAGAGTGACTTTATATATTTTAACTCTTGAGGAGTGTTCACAGAATCATAGATATTTAACTGTGATGCAGCAGCCAATATAGCTGGAATATCGACCTTTTGCTCATTATTTATAACCCTATCTATGCACTTAAATAGAATTTGGTTATTAGCATGACCAAATGAATCAATAGTTATAAGATCAGATACTGTTACATATCCGTCTATGCCGTGCTGCATTATGCCCGCTAATACTGCACGTTCAGCACCTATGTCTGTTAGTTTGCTATCCATATTATTTGCCGACGCACCTACTGCATCGATGATATTCTCCATAAATGTATCTTGGATCGGTCTTGAATGATCTTCCACAAACACTGCACTCAACATCTATTTTCTTTTGTGGTTGTCGATTTCGTGGGGTTTTTTCACCATAATTAGTTTCGATATCTCTAAACTCCCCCTCGTCTTTCCACTCATTCTTTTTGGCTCTCACGGGTTCTCTTCTCCTGCTATTCGATGAAGTATCTTCTGTCTTTGTAACTATAAAATTATCACTGACAGTGACAGAATTCTGTCGTGATTTAGTTTTCTGTGGTGGCTTTGTGGTGGCTGGCTTCTTTGTGTCTTGCGACAAAGCGGCCATAAACTTAGCCTTTTGTTCATCAGTCAATGATGCTACGAAATCATTAAAATCGGTCATTGTCGTTTTCCTTTCTCTAGCAGAATATCTGCTTTTCTCTTTAGCTCATAAACCTTACCATCTAATAGATTCAGTCTAGCTTCCGCTACTTCCCTCATATTTTCTAATGACGCCGCATAAGAATTATTGTGAGCCAAAATATGTTTTTTAGACTCATGCTTAGTGTATTGAGGAAAATCATTTTGATATTTGACTATAAGCTTTTCCATTTGATCGTTACACCAGCTTAAAGCTACCTTATTTTTATTAATCTCATCTTGAATATATGTTGCATATCCGTACATTAAATATGCGGCATCAAATAATTCCTGCTGTGTTAGCTTTTTAAGCTGATCCATCGATAAGTCCGAAACCAGTAAATACTCTTCTCTAAAAGATGAGAATTTTGTGTTACTACTATTTATATAGTTATTGATAGACTCAATGTGTTCTGCTAATCTGTCAGACGCTTTTAATTCTTTGTCGCCACTCATCATCACCTTCTGTATATTTTAAAGTTACAATTCGTATGTCGTTAAGTTCGCACCAAGTTATTTTATCTTCATCCCTAGCTTTTGCCTTTAAAAAATCTGCTTTGCTTCTATGAAAAAATGGGCAAAATTCATAATGCTGTTGCCCATGAACCTCTATAGCTAGTTTAATCGAAGGAATGTAAAAGTCAAGATACAGTACAGACTTTCTGTGTAGTTCTGTGCTTCCCGGTAATTTTACTTCTTCTAATATTCTATAACTATTGAATAGCTCTTTTAGTAATATCCTAGCTCTAACATGGAATTTTGATCTTTTACGCTTATCGTCATTAAAAACATCATATCCTGTTAAGTTCCACACATATTCTTTACCATTGATGCCTACTACTTTCAATGTAGCTCCTTTATCTTCTGATATAAGAAGTTAGCAATAGATGGGTTATTGTTTATGAATTCGGCAACATTGTTTATCCCTTGGAACTTAAAAAATCTTTCGATTTCTTCTGGGGTCTTATTGACGTTATTGCTTTCTAGTACCTTGACTATAACTGGATTTTCTACATCATCTACCGCACACTGAATTGTATACCAAGCTCCAGAAGCTTTGATAAGTCTAAATTCACAGGCTATTTGTATGATTTCTTGTGCTTCATCAATGCCGATACCATATTTAATCCAGCTTTCTGCTGTGCTATTTGGCCTACCTCCAGCATTTGAGGTTTTAATTACCCAATTAGCAATTTGACCAACGTGCGGTCCAGTGTCTTTTGGGACTTGCCACTTGCCGCGATGAGTAATAACCATATTGGTTCCAGCTTGATACTGCAACATGTTTCCACAATCAGCCATTTTTTGTGGTGCATACGGAGAGCCACCAGTATTAGCAATATTATGAGTAATACAAATTAGCATTGTCTTATTCTTCATAAGAGTTCCACTGATACGCTTAAAAAACATAGATAATAGTCTTGGCAAAGCATTTCTAACCCCTGTACGCACTTCACCCTCTAGTTCACAGGCAGGAACCATATTGGACAAAGAATCAGCAATAATCAAGCAGCCGGGATCATTATTGATATAATACTCAATAATATTTAGGAAGTCTTCTGCGGATAATACTCTTTCGTCTGTAGATTCAACAATTAAGATATTGTCTGGTTGCAATCCTTTGATGCCTTCAAAATTCTGTTTGGATAGTCTACCTTCTGTGTTAACGTAAATAACACGTTTATTTAACTGTTGACATTTTGATGCAAAGTGAAGGGCAGTTGTTGTCTTGCCGCTTTTAGGATCGCCGGTCATTACAACCACAGAGCCTTCTCGTATTCCTCCACCTAAAGCAATATCCAGTGCTGGAGAAACGCCGATAACAGAAAGATTATTTATACTATCTAGTACTTCCGTTCCACTACGTACAACTTCTCCGTACTTGCTGATTATCGAACTACTTACACTGTCCTCTGCAAATTTTGTACTCGCCTTTTTTGTCTTACTCATAGATTCCTCAGTTGGTTCATGGTTGCTCTTTTTGTATTATAGCTCTGTGTTGATCTTGTCTCAATCGTTTTTTCTTCCGTTTCAACATTCATATTTACTTGAATTTGCTGCTTTGATTCCTCTAGTATTTGTTGATATTTTTGTATAACTTTTTCTGCCAAAGGATTGACTTTATACCCTCTACCGTTTTGAATACCAATAACGAGCAAGCTATCAAAGTCTTTTGATTTTATAGCATTCAGTATGGCTTCTTCACTATATTTCTTTTTAAGTTGTAGAGCAGCACCGTACTGTTTTTTCCAAAGCCAGTGTAGAGGATCGCCCTTGGTCCAAAACTTATAAGATGGTTTACCCAAATTAAGCTTCTCTGATCTTCTTAAAACAATATATTCTGCAACATACGCCTCAAATGTACAATGTTCTCCAGTATGGATATGCTTGTATTTGTGCGTTTCAGACCATTGCTTTTGGTAATCTTTATTGAATAGTTCCGGTTTTTTCTTCATAATTCAAAATCAATGCTTCTTGGAAACATTCTGCAATATGTGTAATTTCTTCAGTTTCTTTGATAAGTTCTGGAGTTATCCACAAAGATTTGTGAACCTCCGTACCGTGCAATTTACCTATAGTAATGGTATTTCTGCTATTTTCACCCATTACGCCAACCAAGGATCGAACCAAGTATACACCATCAGCATCGGCTGTGTCAACATCAACAGAGTGTGAACGATACTGTAGACCCACTCTGATTATATTGAGTTTATTATCTTGACAATACTTTTTAAGCTTTAGCCAATCTTTGTGTTCTGGTAAATAAATATCTGACCCATTGGACAAAGAGGCTTTAATCCATATCTTATATTTATCTTTTCGATATTCTTCTAGCCAAGTTTCATAAGACGTTATCATATATTAAATTTCTAAATTGGGGCTGTTGTCTAAAATCATGAAATCCAAATGAATTATTATCACTATATTTTCCATACTCTGTAGAGAATTGATATCCTATATCTATGGGTGCGTATTTGCATCCCATATCAAGAAATTTGTCTCTTAGCTTAAGGCATAATGCAACATCATCGTTCAATCCGTGATTTCCATGTTCATCGTCTATTTCTAACTTATATTCTTTAGATAATACTTTTTGAGCCTCAAGAAATTTTTTGCTTTTCAAACAAAAGCCACTATTCCCACACATTTTATTCCAAGGCCAAGGCGCACCAATGTAATCATATTCAAGAAATTCTTCTCTCCAACCATCTGGATTAACAATGAATCCATCCCACTGAATAGTTAAAACAAAATCTGTATCAATATAATCTGGTAAATAATAATATACGAACTCGTTATACTCTAAAACTGATCGTATCTTATTTATTTTGATTGTGTAGTCTGTTTCAATATCAGAGAAAAATAGTATTTTTTTGAAATCTGCATGTGTTGTACATATTTTAATTGCTTTTAAACTCTCATTTATTTTATCAGAAGACGCACAAACTAAAGCAATACGATTTAATTGCAGCTTATTCATCTCGTTTAATTTTAGTTACACAATTACTATTTCTTGGAACAGATATTGATTTTCTTCTGGCATCACCAATTGTTGATGCATTTTCTGTCATTACAACGGCCCCACGCTTCTTAGCAAATTGATCACCGGCAATTAGTTTAGCTGGTTGATTTTCTTTTTGAGCTTTAATAACACATTTTTCGATAGACTTCGCTGGTCGATCTAAATCTGTAGCTATTTCATTTATATCCTTACCCATCTTGACATGCTCTGCTACATAAAAAACTTCGGCCTTGCTTAACGGTCCTCTTTTACTAGCCATTGATAAAACTCCTTTGCGCTCTTGTCATATATAATCCATTCTTTGATCTTAGATAAAGAAGGTAGTAATCAAATGTTTTTTGAGATACAGACTTTAATTCCGTTCTCCTCCATATATCTCTTCTAGACTCTGGACCCATAGGATCAAGAGGAATATTATTATATGTTCTAATGAAATATTGGTGTTGAAATTGATCGTGACCTAGATCAATAGAAAGACTCTTGGCCCAAATCTTCTCTTTTTCATCGATCAGATTATTTCCTTTATCGTCAAAAAGATGCTGGGTTGATGACTTATTTGCTGGAGCCGCATCAAGATATGATTCAATAAACTTCATTTTTCACCTGTGATAATATACTTTCTTTTTTGTTCATTCGTCATTTTGTTTATTTCTTTTGTAGACGCTGTACCAAAAGATGAAAATACAGACTTTTCTTCTGTTTTCTTTTCACGATTCTTATGTTCTATATCTGATTTCTGATATGAACCCATTTTAGACCAATTTCGATCAGCTACTTGTCCTATGGTATTAGCATCTTTCATAAACGAAGCTAGTCCACCATATATTACCCTACACAGAGTGTCTTTTCCACACGATGGACACTCTGTGAGGGCTTCGTCCTTGATCGATTGATATACATCTTTCAATTCATGTGAACAATTGTCACATTTATAATCATATAACATAATTTCCTCAAGATTCTAAAGCGTGTAACACTGCTCCTAATATTCCATTTCTTTGAATATCACTATAACTTAATTCGCAAATACCTATACCATTTATTCCGCCTAGCTTATTTAAGCAATAAGACAGTCCAGTATTATTATATAGGTCTGTTTGTTTGGTGTCGCCATTAATTATTACTTTAGAATGTTCACCCATTCTTGTAATAAACATTTTGATCTGTTCTAAAGTACAATTTTGTGCCTCGTCTAATATCATATACGCATTGTGAAAGGTTGCACCACGCATAGTTTCTAGTGGTTCAAACTTTATACGCCTAGTATTAAAATAGAGTCCAAACTTATCTCGTCCTAGAAAATACTTTAGATTCTCTTCCATTGGTTGTAGATAAGGTTTGATTTTGTCATTCAATTCTCCGGGTAATGATCCAATATCTTTGCCCGTGCAAACTAATGGCCTCGTTACTATTATAGTTTCAATTTTATCTTTGATAAGATGTTCAGCAGCTATGCCAGAGGCTATAAAAGATTTGCCTGTGCCAGAGGGGCCAGTACAAAATGTAATATCATTTTCTACTATTGATCTTATATAGTTTCTTTGATTTTCAGTTTTAGCTACTAATACATTATCTTTGGTGGCCTTGTTCTTTTTATTCTTTTTTGAATATGGATTTGTCGAGTTGTTATGTTCCGCTGCTGCCAAAGCCGTTGTCTCCTCGTTGCGAGGAACCTAACGAGTCATGGACCTCCATAATTACGCGAGGAACCTCTTGGAATATAATCTGAGCGATTCTATCCCCGGCGTTTATAGTAACATTTTCATCAGAAGTGTTATATAAACAAACCATTATTTCTCCTCTATATCCACTATCCACTACTCCTGCTAGAACATCTATTCCTTGTTTAACAGATAGACCCGATCTGGGCCAAATTAAACCAGCAAAGCGCTCTGGCATTTCTAGCGATATTCCGGTGTTGACAGTCTTCCTTTGTTTTGATGGGATAATAGTATTGACTATAGAATATAAATCAAAACCTGCATCCGTAAAATTTGTTTTCGTCGGTACTTTAGCCAAACTATTTATTAGAACAACTTTTACAGTTTCTGTAGGAATTATATCGCAATAATTTTCATAAATTGTCACAATTCGATACCTCCAAAATCCGTGTCTTCAAGATCATTTTTACTAGCACCTATTTTATATGAAGTAATCTCATGTTCTTGTGGTGCTACTTGGACAGACTCACTATTCATCCAAGGATCAGTCCATCCAGAAATAGGATTTCGACAACCTTTGTCATATGGTAATCCTATATTTTTTCTTCTTGTCATACATAGCCAATTTATGTAATCTGACATTACCTTTTCGTTAAGGCCAATGATGGAGCCATCTTTAAAGAGATACTCTGACCAAGCCTTTTCTTCGAAAGCGGCAGATTCAAACATTCTTATAGCGTCTTCTTGACACTCTTCTGCTATCTTTGTAAATCCTTCATCTGGATTGGTGTGTAAAATCTTAATAATTTCTTGCGTATTATAAAGATGAAGAGCTTCATCACGCTTGATTAATTTTATGATATCTGCATTTCCAATCATTTTCTTGTTTTCTGCAAACGCAAAAGCACAAATGAATGAAACATAAAAACGAACAGCTTCAAGTATGTTAACGCTTATGAGAGTTAGGTAAATCTGCTTTTTTATGTCTTTAAGCTTGCCGGAATGTCCTATTTCTCTCAGGGCGTTATATTCTTTGATAGCTACATTAGCCCGTTTTAAAATTTCTTTATCGGTTAAACAGCTATCTAATATTTCGCTTGGATTGTTATAAACGTTCTTTATAATGTATGTATAGCTATAACTATGAATTTGTTCGAAGAACTGCCAGACATTCATACAGGCTTCTAATTCTGGATTAGAAACATATTCTGTAAGAGTTGGCACACCGCGACAGATAACACTATCCATCATGGTTTGATATTTTAAATTTGATGTAAAGATGAAACGTTCATTCTCTGACATGACATCATCATTTTTGAAATCATTTCTATCTTTCTTAAGCTCTATTTCTTCTGGCCTCCAAAAGAATTCCAACTGCTTCTTGTATAGATCAAAGAATACTGGATATTTGAACTTATCATATCTTTGTAGAGATAAATCTTCGCCCAAAAAAAGTGGCTGGGCTAAATAGTCAACGTTGTTTTTATTTAATATTGTTTTCATAGGTTAAATGGTGTTAAGTTTATATTGATATAATAATCTTCTATGTAATGCTCTTTGTATCTTTTGTATCCGTTAGACTCTAACAAATTTTTCATCTGCATTCTTTTATTTTCTTCGCCGTTGTGTTCTGTTGTGATTAAGCCAAAAACATACTTATCTAAAGGAAATGTCTTCATGATATCGTATTCTGAACCTTCAGTGTCTAATGATAGATATTCTATGTACCTTGGGGCGTTATGTTTGTCAAGAAGGTCTGCTAAAGAAATAGTTGTCATAAACTCTCTATCAGCCATAGTAACGTGTGGATGATTTTTGAATTTATCCAGACATTTATCTATACCACCAACGGCTCCAGCTTTTATAAAAGATATTGTTTCATCGGATATAGAAAAAACTGGACTCTTACATAGTACCGTATTTGTTCTTATTTCAAAATTTGTTGGAAATGGATCGGCGGCAATACCTTTCCAACCATTTAATTCTAGAAGGTATGTGTTGGAACCGTCGATCCCGTCACAAAATCCTATATCTACAAAAAATTTATTTTTGCCAAATATATTGTATACTTCTATGTCTTGTCCAAATTGAGAAAACGATTTAATTTCTGACTCAGTATTCATAGTGTAAATTCTCCACAATTTACTATTATATCGCACACGATCCAGATTCGCAATCAGATGCTTTTTCTGTTTGACCATCACCGTCAGGAGTATTGCAATAATAAAAGTTTTTTATGCCATATTTATACCCATAAATCTGATCTTTTATCAAAATACTCAAAGGTATATTGCCTTCTGGATAGTGGGAATAATTATAATATAGATTCACGCTAATACTCATATCTACGAATTTTTGTAGTACCGCACAAATATTTAGGATAGCCTTATTATCGGGCATTTCCCACGCTAGAGTATAGTAATTCTTGCGTGACATATAATTTGGCACTAGCTGCTTTAGAACGCCATTCTTAGCCTTCTTGTAAGACATTAGGTTCCTGACAGGCTCAATACCATTTGTGCTGTTCTGGATCACGCTAGACGATTCACAGGGCATAATAGCAGTCAACGTAGAATGTCTTAGCCCGTGTGTTTTTATTCTTTCTCGCAATCCTTCCCAATCCATAGTATACTCTGGCTTAACCAGTTCGTCAACTGTTTTTTTATACCAATCTATTGGCAGTAATCCCTGCCCATATTTAGTCTCTTGAAACTTTGCACATGGCCCCTTAATATGTGCCAATTTGCATGACTCATTTAGTAGGTGCCACTGAATCTTTTCCATCATTTCGTGGACAAGTTTGGGGGTTTCTGGATCATCATATTTTAATTTATTCTTGGCCAAATATGCTGCAAAATTTGTGATGCCAATGCCAAGCGATCTTCTGTTCTTTGTGAAGTTTTCGCCAGCAGCCACTGGATAGTCTTGATAATCTATAATAGACTCCAAGGTTCTAACAGCAACTGAACACGCCTTTGCAATATCTTTATCATCTTCCAACTCAAGCAAGTTTAGTGCCGACAAAATACAAATACCAATCTCGCCCTCTTTATCATCAATAGAAGAAATAGGTATAGTTGGATGGATAATTTCTTGGCAATTATGTACTAATATGCCATTAGCATAAAAGTTATTATTACTTGCTACTGTGATATCAAAAACATCGGCTCGTTCATTTATTTTTTGGATTTTTAGCATGTTTGTCCTTTAATGTTTTGCTTATTTTTTCATTATATTCTTTTTTGTATCGTTCATTGTATGAAAGCTTAAAAGAATCTTCACTGTGTGGTATATTTAAGTCGTTAAGCCTTGACTTCAATGCTCTGATGAAATTTTTATAACCGCCACCAAATCTAAATTTTGTGTAACTAACTGGTAGTTTGTTGTTTTTGCAATATTTGAACCAAGCCACACGTATTAACTTATTATTATTATCCTTGTAAAACTCTACTGCTTTTTCTAAAATTTCTTCATTTGTTATTGATTTAGAGTTTGGATTATCAAAACCTTGTGTTCTTTTTTTTATTGACTTTTTCCACGCCTCTAGCTTGTGATCTGGAACGGACCATCCTCCCACGCCACCATATGTTTCATTATATCCGTTCTTAATTGTATCTAATTCAGTAATATAATACTGCTCTTTTATAAGTGCTGCGTTTTTGTTTTCTGATGAATATAAAATTTCAATAGTAATATTTTCAATGCCATAAAGCCTAATAGCCCTGTATAAATGAGAGTCTATTCCATAGCTAGCATTAATATAATGCTTGTGAATTCTATTTATTACTCCTTGACCAGTAAATCCTACATATTTTTTATTTGTATCTTTGAATGTTAAACAGTATATTTCGTACATTTCTTAGCTCCTAAGATGAATAATCTCTATCTTAGTATACACAGAAATCTTACATCATGGTATAATGTCTAATTCATCATTTTCTTCTAAATTTTTTGCTTCTACATATCCGCGATTTTTTGTAAATATCTTATGCTCTGGTGTACACCTAATAGTGAATCCAGAATCAATGTCTTCTATCTGCATTAATTCTGCATTTTCGCCCGTTAATGCACTATCTGATACCTTTTCATATGAAATAATAGAGGAGTCTATATTTTTAGATAGAACCATTATTTCTTTTCCGGTTTTAAATACATCATTTAATTCTGACAATGATATTAATGTCTTTTTGCCATCAATAACAG